TTATAGAGTGCAAGGAGGGTGGAGACACACTGAAGCCACTACAGAGGTTTAGAATAGATGAATTAATTAAACAAGGTTTTGAGGCGTTCTGCCTACACGACACTAAAGGAAAGATATACTCCGAATAAATAAGGGGTAATTGCAAAATCTTCATTGTTTAATCTTGTATTCTGATAACCTCCTACTATTTTCATAATCCTTTTTCTTTTTTAAATATTTCTAATAGTTCTTTAGTTTGATATGTAAAACGAAAATCTAATTCAGATGATTTTATCCAAACAAAAGTGTCGTTTATTTTACAATAATTTTCATCAACCCACTCTGCAAACTCAATAGCGTAATCGTCTGCTATTTTTTCTAATTCTATAATATTTTCTGCAACTGTTTCATTTGTTGGAGAATCGTGCCATTTTTGAAATTTTTCTTTTAGTGTCATAATCCTTTTTCTTTTTTGAATATTTTTAATAAATTTTTAAATCTTTCATTATAAAAAATTATTTTATAATCATTTTTATTTGGATGATACCATTTCTCTCTTCCACAATTTTCGCAAAAAACTTCGCTTAATGAACTTTTTATAAATCTTGAACAAAGATTATTTTCTTTTTGCTTTTGCATATATTTTGCTTTTTATATTGTTTCCATTTCTTTTCAGCAATGTCAATAGCATTACTTAACACTGAGTAATAGTGCATACCAAATTCTAATGTTTTTTTATCTTGAAAATATCCATCCAGAAAGGCTCCTATATATTTTTCTTTTTCTGTCATAATTAATACTGTATAAATGTAGATGAAATTATATCTTGTATTCTACCTAAAACATAAGTTCTTAAGTTAACAATTTTATTTATACCAGCGCGTTTTCTAATATCAACATAAACTTTATAATCCTCTAACAAATCTCTTTTATTTAAGGAGATTACAGTTTTTTTTGTTTTGTTAAATAAAACTTCATATATTATTTCTTTTGATTTCATAATATTGTTTTAAGGTTATAACCTTACGTTACCGTAACTACTTTAAGGCTACAGCCTTAAAATGCGATAACGTAAAGTTCTTTTTGTTAAGTACTTGTTTATACACGTGCGACTCTATACCACCCTGAGCGAATATCCAGTAGACTTTATTAAACTTTCGGTCCATAGTAGTCATCCTGTCTCGTGCCTGCCAGTAGCTGGTTGCAGAGAAGTCAATATTGTAGAACACTAAGTACTCAGCATTCCTAAGACTGATTCCCTCACGACCAGATACGATCTGTAACGCTATAGACTTATCGGTTTCGTTAAACTCGTCGATGTCAGTTGTCAATTTATCCTTGAATACTTCCTTTAGCGCGTCTAACTCTGCCTTAAACTTATAGAATATACCTATCTTGTTACCATAAAACCTATTCTTGATAAACCCAGCTTTAGATGTGTCGAATACCATGGAGTTACCAGACTCGAACTTAACTGTACCTGAGTACATCTGGTGTAGCTTCTGCTGTAATTTAACGGGTGTGTCGGCTAAAATAACTTCCTCCTTACCTTCGACTACAAGATCCTTTTTTAATCGACTACACATGCTGTATGTGAGCGGACTCATCAATACATAAAGTATCTCCTCCTCGATTTCAGAACTAAATCCGGCCTGCTCCTGCGTAAAGGTGATGACGTAGTCTTTTATCACACTCATCACTTTTTCTCTGTCGGCATCGGAGTAGTCGTTAACCTCATGAGATCCTAGGTACTTCTTCTTAATCTTAACGAAGTCGTTAGCCCACTTATAGAAGTTAGTATACTTCCTGAACGGTGACGCGTTAGAAACCCAGAACTGATGGTACAGCTGACTATAACTCTCAGGGCTCATGGTTCCACTTAGAAATATCATTGGTAGACCAGCGAACATCTTCTTGAATGTCTTAGCTCCAACACCTGGCTTAGGGAATGATCCGAACCTATGACTCTCGTCGTGTACTACTAGGTCATAATCACCTAATAACTTATGCATGGACTCATCATTCATTACCTCTAAAGAAAAGTGCTGTGCATAGTTGAAGTCATTATAATCTCCAACGATAGAACTAATTGCTTTTTTCTTAGTAAGGAATAACACCTTGTTAGCTCCAAATAACTTAGCAGTTTCAAGCGCCATAAGCGTCTTTCCACAACGAACCTCTGCTGCTAAATAAACAATTTTGTTTACTTTTAAAATCTTCACAGCCTTATTTGCTATGTCTACCTGATAATCTCTAAGCTTTTTTTCCATATACCTCTTTGTATTTATAGGCTAGATTGTTGTTGCAGAACTCAATCTCTTCTGGTGTTAATGTCTTATAAAATATAGTACGTCCACCTGTAAATTTCTTGGCCTTGATGCATGATTTTTCATTTAAATAATTCCTAAATGACTTCTTACATTCTCGTAAGTAGAAAGGAAATAATGGCAGTCCATCGTACCTTTGATCTACTGACTTAATGTTTCCGAACTGCCATGATAACATGTCTACGTGTACCTCATCCTTAATAGATACCTTATCTATTTTTAATAAATCCTGAAACTTTGTTTTAATTTCTGCGGAAGGTTTGTTAAGTACAAACGCCACCTCTCTGTAGTTTAGTGTCATAGTAGTTCGTTTAAAAATAATACTCTGTTCTCTCTGGCCTTGTCTATGTTATCTACTACGTGATTAATAACGTGCGACAGTAGTAATAGATCAGGCTCGTCAAACTCTGCTATCTGACTTATTAGTCTGTGTCTAGAGTTCATTAGGTTGGTCACCATCTGAGGATCATTCTTATACATTACGTTGTAGTTGTATATGACGTCCTTTTCAATATCGTTCTTGAGTAGGTTCGCTAGGTTCTTTGTCTTACCTTTCAACCTCATCTCGTCCATTAACTCCAGTGCTAGCTGTAGCGTTAATGATAATTCAATTCCTGTCTTCATCTTTATACTGAATTAAAAATCCTATTAATACTAAAATATTCATGCCGAATGAAGCGATGATCTCTCGTATGTCCTCGTAAACATTAATAGATAAGTGCACGTGACCTACTACCCAGAAAGGTATAGCTAGGTTGCTTGCTATCCATACCATGGTGTATTTAAGAAATCTCTTCATCTTTGAACTGATTAAAAAAGCTTTCTATGCTTTCAAGTTCTAGCTTGTGCATTTTATTTAGCTGTCTGATCCTAGATTCTTTAGCATCATCTAAAGAGCTAAATATGTAATTACAATTTAAGCTTAATGATGTTTCCTCATTACCCTCAAAGTTAAATACTAATCCCTTTGGGATATCCACCTTGTAGTATATCTCTGGATTTAAATTGTCGCTAAGTTCGATGCCTCTTATTATACCTCTGAATATATTGTCTTTTCCATAACCAATAAATACGTCGTCTCCAAGACTGAACTTCTTTTCGTTTCTTAAGAATCCGAAATACTTGTCATAATGATTCTCAAATCGAACCTTGTATATATTATCTATTGTCATAATTCCTTTTGTTTTTATATTCCTGAATAATAAACTAATCCTAAAACTATGTCGTAATAAAAATACATTCTTGAATTCTTATCTCTTTCACTCCAAAATCTTACCATCCTTTTTCTTTTTTAAATATTTCTAATAGTTCTTTTGATGTTATAATAATATCAGAATCTAAATCTTCAATCCATATAGATTTATTTCCAACTTTAAAATAGTTTTCATCTGCCCATTCAGCAAACTCAATAGCAAATTCATCTGCTATTTGCACTTGCGTATCATAAAATGCACTCCAAGTTATAGAGTTACCTTCTATTAGTTTAAATTTTTCTTTTAGTGTCATAATTTTTTATTTAAAAACTCATTTATAAAATCAGTATTTATTTTAAATTTCGGTAATTTAATTTTAAAAAACTCAATTAATCTACTTGCCAAAAACATAACGGCAAATGGAGGTAGAATTATAGCAAGTAAACAGTCAATTAAAAACTCTTTAACGGTAAAGTGATATTCTTTAGCATCAAAATAGCAAACTGTAATGGTAATTATAGTAATTGCTAAGTATAATAATATTAAAATCATAATCGTATTTTTTAGTGTCATCTATGTCTTTCTTTTAAGTACTTATAAACCTCTGGTATCTTCTCGGTAGCCTTCTCTACTGTCTTATATCTCATAGAACCTAGCACCTCTGAGCTGGTATATTCTATACCCTTCTCTTGACGCCAGTCCTTACCATGCGAGGATATTCCGCCCCGTCTTATAGCGATGCAGAACTGACTATCAATTGGTTTAATATAAACCTGATAGTCGTTCTCAATGCACCACTTCGCATCAGAATAAGAGTTGTGGTTCATCTTTTGGTTTTTCTGTCTGCGGTTTGTCTACAAACTTTATCCATCTTCCGTTCATGTCTCTACCCTCTATTGGTTGTACCCCAGATATAAATACCCCATACGAGTCTAGCCACTTATAGAACATGTTTCTAGAGATAGTCATCTTGGCCTTAGGGGCAAAGTCTGGATTGTCTTGGATAAAGTCAACATAAAGGTCCTGCTTATAAATTACAGTGTTGGTCTTCAACTTATCACTGTGAGCCTTACCGTCGATAAGTCCGCACCAATCAATAAACTCATGGCACGTCTCAGCTGATAACTTTCTGATCTTCAAGTTAACGAACGTACTCTTGATTAGTCCAGTAGTTAAGTAGGCCTGTAAGTTATTGATCATGTAGTTATCAAACCTACACCACTCATCCTCATCCCACTCACTAAACAATAACCTACCGAACTCAACCTGTGGCGTAAACTCCTTGGTATAGAACTGCTTAAACTCTAGCTCCCATTTACGTCTCTCGAATGAGTTACCCTTACCCTTGATCGCGTAGTTGGTTGTGATGATAATCTTTGGTGACTTGTCAAATGGTATCTTGATCGCGTCCTTGTTCTTCTTCTCAATTGTAATACCCTCTGTAATAACGGAGAACAATCTCTCAAAGTCAAAGTGCTTCTTAACGTCATCAAACGATAGTACCTGTGTGTCAACCGACATGGTCTGGTACGGGAATGAACTATCAAAGTTGAAACGCTTACCATCGATCGACGCGGTGTTCTTCATCTTGGACACAGCATTAACAAACAGTCCCTTACCTGTACCACCCTCTGGATTATCAGTGATCACCTCATCATTCAGTATCACAGCTGGGCAGTAAGAAAAGTTCTTGTACCCGTGCAATAAGAATCCGATCGTACTCTCCATTGACTTAATTCTACTCTCATCACCTCCAGATATGTTAGATATAAATACCTTGTAGTCACAGTCTGTGACCTCACATATATCAAAGTCTCTATCGATAACCTGATCGCTCCATACGTATCCGCCTAGGTCTAGGTAGTCAATAATGTTTACCTTGTCCTTGGTAATATTGACAGCGCAGTTCCTGTAGTACAGGTACGCGTTGTCCTTGTCGTCTTCCATGAACGATACGTCAACTGATGTAAGTAGTGACAAGAAGTCATCCTTAAAGAAGCGCGTCTTATCGGCAAAGTAGTTATAGATCGACAGGTCGTCAAGTCCTTCTAGATACGTCAAAACAAAGTCCTTAATCTCATCGTCAGATGTGTGGTTGATGAGGTTGTTGGTTACCCTTACAAATATAGAACTCTTACTACCAGACGGTGTGAACTTATAGAACCCATTGTCCTCTAAGAACTCCTTGAATAGATAGTGGACTATACTGATAGATCCCTTGTCTGACTTGGTCCAGAACTTCTTGGCCGACTCGTCCTGATCTATTGTACTAATAACGGTATCGATTGTATTCTCGTCCAGCGCTGTAGTCATAAGCTCAGACTTGATGTCCTTCTTAGACACTCCTCTCTTAATCTTTTGACGTACCTGAGCCAGCTTGTCGTCGTCCTCGTAGAACTTTGTACCGTGCTTGCTTGTGTTTCTATATGCAGACTGAATAGCTGTGTTAATCTCAGACATAGGAAAGTCCTTGGCCTGAAACTGACTCATAACATACTCGGCCAGTGACTGAGATATTCCGTACTCGTTAAACGCTGATGCCAATATAAACACGTTGTTGTTACGCTCTCCGTCTACTAGTCCGTACCTTTTAGTCCACCACTTCATTAGGATATCAACGATCTTATTCTCGTTTGTGATAGGTATGGTTGGTTGAGAATTGAACTTCTCCTTCTCAACGTACTCATGCTCAGCTATCTCTGTCCACTCTTCAGATTCCTCGTTGATGTATATTGCTGGATCGTATGACTCGTAGCATACGCGTGATATGTTCTTACACGCCTTATCAAACTGAGGAGAGTCGAAGTGCTTCTCTAGTGCGTTAAAGTAGTTCTTGTGGTTGTCTGGATCCCTAGGTATCTTAACGAGTACCTTTAGTCCGTCTCCTGATGGGGATATAAATACAGAGTAAACATAGTTGTCTGTGGACAGTATATCCTTCTCCATCTTCATCTCCTTAGCTGTAGCATACCCATCAAAGTCTAGGCATATATATCCACTGTGTTCTACTAGCGCAGTGTCGAGTCTTTTATTAAATGTACCCGAGAAGCATATCGCTGGTAGTGACTGCTTCATAATATTTCTGAGCGACTTGTCCTTTTCTTTTCGGATCTTTTCTACTAGCTCCTTGGAGTGACCATCTCTGGTGCGTTCTAGTATCTTTTCGATTGGTCGAAAGAATGGCGTCTCAGTTTGTTTTATATTAGCAAATATTGTTACCATTGATTAAAATTTAAATTAAAAAGGCCCCGAAACACTCGAGGCCTGATGAGTGTGATACGTCTAATTAAGGGATGTCGTTAGTCGCTTCCTTCTTAATATTCCATCCTTGGATGCTGTTGAAGTATTTAATTAATCCTTGTGGATCAGTCCACTCTCTACCGCGCAAGTTGATGCCTACCTCTACATTCTCTCCAACTCTATACTTGTCTAGTATCGCGCACTTGTCCTGATTGAACTCGATGCTGATGTGTTGTGGGTACTGCTCGTCAGTTGATACTACGATTTCTCTTTTTGAAAACTTATCAGATACTTGTTGTGTTGATCCGATGAACTTGATTTTTCCTTTTACTTCCATGTTTATTTAATTTAATTTGATTTATAATTCTTCTTCAATGATATAATTGTTTATGTCAGCCCACGCGTCCTTACCGAAGAACTTGTTGTACTGATCAATGGCCGAGATTACCTTAACTCGTCCAGACTCTAAGAAGTCGTCGCTACAAGTAAACTCTCCTAGCATCCCAGTGGTCTTGTCTATTACATAGAACACTAACGGCTTACCGAAGAACTCTTGGTATAGGTACGCTTGACTGTCGTAGTTGTACTTCTTGGCGCTGTATCTAAAGTCAGATATACTTGACGTCGTCTTGATGTCAATGATCATCTCGTCAGTCACAATGTCAGCCTTACCCTTCCACATGGCTCCGTAGATCTCCTTAACGTTTGGCACCTCGAACTGATTGCCAGCCTTATAGATGTTGTCGTAGAAGTGAAGGTTACCCTTCATTGTATTGACAAGGTTGTTAAGCTCATCTACCTCAGATCTAAGGATAAGTATACTAGCTCCAGACTCCTTGATCGCGTCTTTGTAGATATTCGTGTTACGGCTTGACGCGTCCACGATATTAAAGTTACACAACTTCTCTGGCTCCAGTACTGCGGTGTGAAAGTAGCTACCCTCGATCATTGCCTTAGTGGTCTCCGTATTCTTCTTGAAGTTCTTAGGATTATTTAGTAAGTCTCCGATGTCTGAGTTAGATAGGAACTGCTTACCGAACTCTCCGTAGTAGTCCGCGTCGTTCTGTAATTTTTCAATGATGTTAGTCGACATAATTTCCTAGTTCTTTTTTAGTAGCAGTAGAGATGGTGTACTTAGACTGCAAGTTGTTAATAATATTAGCCAGACCCAGTTGCTTGTTTGCCTTAACGTACTCGATAACTCCAGCCCAGTTAGGTGACTCTGGTGTTAGTTCTGTCTTGGCATTTACTGGTGCTGATCCTTCTCCTACCGCTATGATCCTATTGATCGCTAGTCCTTGAGCCTCTCCGATACGTCCCTTGTTAGGCTTAACACTTAACTCAATTGTAATGTTCTTCCATGCGTCAACGTTACCAGACTTAACTGCGTTGTGTAGCATTTTACAGTTTCCTGAGTTTAAGATCATCGGCTTGGTTGGTCGTCCAGATGGTAGCTTGGCCTCTTTAAAGTAGGCTACGTTCTTTAGCTCTTGCTTGGTTAGTTGTACCATCTTCTGCTCTACCCTATCAACGGTGAGCTGTACTGGCCCGTCTAGTTCGTATGAACTCATGAATGGGCTGTCGAATGCGTCTTTCCAGTTTGTCATTTTATTTTAGATATTATTTGTTTCACTTCTTCTATTCTTGTAAGGCAGTCCTTTACGTCCTCGCAGTTCTCTAACTTAAGGTCGAGGTACTTTCTAAGTGCCTGTTCTACAGTAAGATAGTACCACTTGTCTGTGTAAATAAAGTCTACTGTCTTTCCGTCTTTTTCTCTCTGTCTTGGAGTCTCTAGTTGTAGCGTGGTGCCAACTCCGTCAGACTTGATTGAGTATTCTTCGTCTAGTTTCATATCTTATTTGTTTTTAAATGTTTCGTTATAATATTGTTGTCCGCTTTCGTTTGGCGGTAAAATATTTTTACCTTTATTATGCGCCTCAATAATCTGTTGCTTTTCTTTAGTATTTATACAATTTTCGCAAATTTCAATAGCATCTAATAATGCTTTTTCAGTAGTATATTTTATTTCATTTGATAAATGAATACGTAATTGTTGTTCAAAATATAATTTTAATTCTTGTACTGCTGTCATATCTTATTTTTTTTTAAATTTCTAAAACTTCTTCTTCTGCACATTTGTACAATTCGTTGTCGTCATCTGCTCTTACGACATAATCAATACCTTTGCTTCTACTAAATGGGTTTTCCCATTTCATTATACGTTCAATAGTACCCGTAAAAGAAGTTTGTTGATTTTCTACTTTTACTTTTGTGTTTAATTTTAACATATCTTATTTGTTTTTAAATTAAATTTACAATGTTAGTTGCATAGTTTACTTTTAGTTTATCTAAATCTGAACAAACTTTGTCAAATTCTTGTTTAGTAAATTTTACAAAGGATAAAAATCCTTTAACGTAAATTTCGTATCTTATTGTTGGCATATATTATTTGGTTTTAAAAGGTTCAAGTATTACTAAATTGTCGTCGTCATCGTACTCAAAGCAGTCATTACAATAATGTTTGTCGCCAACTTTTTCCCAACCTTCTTCTTGTCTAATATCTTCGTTGGCTTCTACATCGCTCCAACAAGAATAACCCGTATCTTCGTTTACATCAGTTCCACAAACATCACAGACAATTGTGAACATTTTTACTTCTTTTACCATAGTTTTTTTATAAATTACTTAATTTCATCTAAAGAATAACTACTTAATACGGCATCCCTAACTTCCTCGTAAGAAGCAATGTCAGTACTTGAACCAAGACAAGGTATACTATCCAATGCTTCTTCAAGTGCTTTTTTAACGTGAAATTTAGCAAATTCAATTCTAAGTTTGTTTTCCATTTCTTTGGCTACTTGTTCTCTTTCACATAAAAAATCAATTAAATTAGCTGATAATTCATCTCCTGCATCTCTTGAAGATTTTGATAACGCTTTAAATTCATTGAATAATAATTCTACTGCTGTCATATCTTATTTGTTTTTAAATTTTAAGTTACCGTTCTTTTATTATTTTTATCCTTTTTTTACTTGTTTGGCAACTAAGTTACCTGATAATCTTTGTTCTAATTTATCCAATCTAGAATCTATTGTTGAGTTCAATGTTTCCTCTGTAGAGCCTATTCTATAATGAATATTTTGTACTTCTTGTGTTACAGTACTTACTGTTTCTGCTGTTACTTGTTTTAATAATTTTACTTGTTTTACTAACTTAGACACAACTACAACTCCTATTACAATAAGAACCGTACCTGCACCTAAACCAAATGTTATAAGTGTTTCCATAATGATTTTTGTTTTAATTTCAAAGAACGGTAATCTTAAAATTATTTTTTTTAAATAGTTTCTATTTTTTCAGCTCCTTCTTGATACATTGGAGATGATACTATCACGTGTATTTGGTTTTTGCCTAAATCACCATTGCAATGAGGACAACATTTATTTTCTAACATTTCAATAATAACTTCAGGCGAATTTGATTCGCCAATTATTTTAGCAGGTTTACCTCTCCATAATAAGTATTGACCTAATTTGCCTTGTTTCATATCTTATTTGTTTTTAAATTGTTTCTTTTATTAATTCTATTATTAATCTAACTAAAGCTATTACTATTGCTGTTGTTATTAATGTTGCTATAATATAGTATGACGTATCTAAAATTGTTTCTAATATCATCTTATTTGTTTTTATTAAACATGTTATTTAAGTTTTAAAATTTCTGTGTACTTGTTCATGATATACGTTCTGTGTGACTTCATCGAGTGGTAGTGCTTCTGATTGTTACGATTAGTTAGCTCTGTCCTGATTTTATTCTGTATACCATTTAGTGAGCAGTTGTAGTTGAATATACATAGGTTGTATACACCCATTCTAAATCCGTGGTTATAGAATACCTCGTACTGATCTTCAGAGATCTCTGTATACTCGTCACCTGGGATTTTAGTATTGTATATCGCAATATGACCCTCTCTATTCTCTATCTTTATACCCTTGTAGATATACGATACAGATACTGGAGTTACTAACCTCTTGGCTAGTGAATCCATCTTTGCCTGATTAAAAATTTCTTCTTTCATGTGGCAAATGTATAATTATAAAAGATAAATTCCTAATTTTTTTCCCATTCTTTTTTAAGTTTTTCCTTTATTAATATTAATTTATTAATGGAGTACGTGTTGTATCTGACCTGCAGTACCGCTATGACTATATCTAGATCGTTTATTATTTCTCTTTGCTCTTCTGTCATTATAGTAGTGGCTTAGCTTGTTCAATTAATTCTCTAAAGTTTTCAAAAAATAAATTTCTTATTTCTTCGTCTTTGAATGATAGGAAGGTTCTAGAGTTTTGTAACCTTTCTTTTCTAATATAGTTTCCAATGAAATAAATACAATATTTAAATTCATCATCGTTCCAATTAGGATTCCACCCATCATTATATACCTTCATTAACTGACTTAGCTGAGCTATTGCAACGGCTGCTTCAGCTTGTTCTTTTGTGGCAAAAACGTTTGTGTTTTCGTCTGTAGCACTAACACTTGATTGATTTACTCTTGAATTGCTTTGAATATAATACCCATGTACCCTATCTAACTCCTCCCAATTTTTAGGGAGTCTTTTTTTAATCTCTTTAAATACAATACTTTCAAATGTACTTTTTTCCTTGTCAATTTCGTATCCTTGTGGGATTTCAATTTTTAATGTCTTCATAATTAAAATAATCTTTTGATTTGTGAGTTATCCATAGATAGAACGCTAGTTAATGCGTTGTCCATGTCGTCGTTGGTACTTAAAATTTTGAAGAGAACGTTAACCTTTCTTTCGGTTAGTCGTTTGCCCTGTGAGAAACTCTTCACTCTCATCAATGTCTCTTGAAACTTGTTGTGCTCGTCTGGGGTAGTCAAGGTCTCTCCTTGATCGTTTACCCATCTTCCGTTAATTACTTTCATATCTTATTTTTTTTATTTCTTCCTTTCTTGTATTTGCCGTATTGTCATAACTACGACCTTACCTGCTATATATCCAAGTAATAACCCTATAATAAATTCCATCTCTTATTTGTTTTTAAATCCAATGTAAATACTATCTTTAACAGAATATACAATTAATGTATCTCCTGGTTTTGCTATTTGTATTTCTTCAGGGTATGATATTGGTTTGCCTGAATTATAATCAAAGTTCTTTAATTTATCTACTAAAATAATTGTTAAAATCATTACTAATATAATTCCTATTATCATTGTAAAAAAATACATAATGTTTTTCATGTTGTTATTTGTTTAAAAAATTATTAATCTGATCAAATAACCAACCTGTTAAATAGGCTTCAGGCTCATCGTTATACCTATCAAGTTCCATTGCGCAGTCTACATATATTTGATTCTTTAAATGAACTATTTCGTGTGCTATGTTACTTAAGTGAGTTGCGTCTGTAAACCCTGTAACGTAGTGTCTATCTTCATCTTTTAGTGTAACTGCTCCAAAGTCAGACAGAGACTCTGTCTTATATTTCTTTTCAACATAAGACAAGTCCTTATCTAAAATAATAGTTAACTTACAGCAATAGATTGGTATATCTATAGTGGTCTTTATCATTATTTATTTTTAAATTAATTTTGAATATTCATATAACACTTTCATTTTATCATATAAATCAATTTTGGCTGATAAATCTGGACGAACAAATTTTAAAGTGCCTTTCATTTCTTCAATTGTACTGTCAGGATAATCATCCAGCTCCTCTTGTAATATTTCGTAAAATCTAACGTATTTACCGTTGATGGAAGTGTCCTGTATAATTTCATTTAATAAATCTTGAGTTATCATATCTTATTTGTTTTTAAATTGTTCAAACCATTTTTTTATAGTTCCAATGCTATTTAATTTACCTTCATTTACTGATAAATAATTATATTCAATTAAAATTTCAATAATATCTTCCTCACTATACATTTCTTTGTCTTTTTCTTTTTGATTCTTTAATAATTTAATCTCTCTTTTAAGAGCATCAATCTCAAAATGTAAAGCGTTTATATTTTGCATACCCAAAACTATTCTTTCAATCTCTTGCATTTCGCTTTGTAATGCAGTAACACCTAAATCGTGTAAATAATTAAATAACTCTTGCTGATACATCCCTACTTCTTCAAGTGTTTCTTGTTCACATAAATCTTTAGCTTCTTGCTCGACTTGCTTATCTATTTCTGGGTCGCCATTCTTTTCAAGCCAGTTATCAATAATGTTTTGTTTAGGAAATTCTTGTTTAGGTTCTGATAAAATACCTATTGATGCTTTTATATGACAATCTTCTGCACTTACACAACATTCATCATCACATTGTTTTTTTGTCTTTGGACAAATATAACCTTCTTGTTTAGCTTCTTCTTTTGGAATGATTATTTCGTATTCATAATAACCTTCTTCGTGGTACTGCATTGATATATCTTGAACTTCAACCCACTCACAACTCGGATTCTTAACAAACCATTCAAGGAACTCATCATCAATAGCTTGTACGCCATCTTTGATTAAGTCTTGGTCTGTTGTTAGGATAATTTTTTTATATCTTTCTTGTAATGAATAATAATCTCCAACAACTTCTCCGATACCATTATTTATTATATGATACCCATCTTGGTCTAATATAACTTTTAATGGAAACATAAATTTTTGGTATATAACCCAATCCCCTTCTTTAATTTCTTCATCAGAAGTGATGTAGATGTGTTTTTTATTTTCATCATTAATTTCGTATATAAAATTAATAGAAAGAAAAAGTTGTCCACATTCGTGTACCCTTAATCTACTCGGTTTCTCTGTTGGTAATACGTGTATGTTCTTACTTTTCACACTCATTATAAATAGTTATTTTGTCGTCGATCGACATGTTATACCATAAGTTAATAATTTCCTGATCTGGATCGTCCACCCCGTATAGTTTACAAAGTTCTTGTCGTCCCAGTGTCTTGTACCAAGTGTCTAGCTTGTTCTGTACTGCCTCTTTATATGTTGCCATTTTTTATTTCGTATTTAATTAGTGCAAAAATTATGTTCTGTCTTGTTAGTCTCTTAGCGTCTTCCCAGTTAAGGTTGTTATCCTTCATCTCGTACTTGGCTAGTTGACCAAATTTTTTATTGTACTCGCGCTCTCTGTCAAGGTAGTTCTTGATGTTTACTTTTCTTCTCATCTATTAAATAATTAATGTAGTTATAAATTTCTATTTCACGTTCGGTGCTGACTATCATAGTTGCTACCGTATCGGAATCTATTATCCCGTTGCCATTAAGGAAGTCGTCGTATAGACTCCTTAGTTCTCTGTTAAGACACTCTAGTTTAGAGGATATCTTTATACTGGCCTCATGTTGCATAGTAGTGATATTACTATTACTGTTTCTATTATTGAAAATAGTACTATTACTATTCCGAAAGGATCGTCCTTTGTGTTTCGTATGCCCCAGTTGGATAGGTGTGTTAGTACTGTGTGTAGTAGTATTACTACCGCTACTGCTACTGCTAGTGGTATCTGTATCATAATTTTATTTCTTTTTAAGTTCTTTTAAAATTTGCGTTAATAAATATATAACTATGCATATATTAAACGATATTCCAATTACTACTATTTCCATGTGTTATTTGTTTTTAAATGTCTCTAAAAATTCTTCGAGTTTCATTAAATCAGCTAATGATAATGAACTCAATTCGTTTAATTTGCTAATTACACCATCTTTTTGTATTATAGCTCTAAGTCTATCGGTATGCTCTTTATCTAATTTTCTATCTTCTAATTCAGATATTAAACCATAAGTACTAACTTCGTCTATATAATCTTCTATGTCGATGTCTATTCTTGCCATATCTTATTTTTTTTTAAATGTTTCGTTGTAGTACTGTTCAAAAGAATCGTATTCCGTTTTTCCATCGGACATATAAGAACATCCTTCATTATATGCAAAATAACAAGCATCAATAATCTGTTGCTTTTCCATTTCTTTGGCTTGTTTAAATAAATTAGGGATAAAGTCTTTATGTATCGGTACGTTATGAGTCCACATATTAAGATATGCCTCGTTATACGCTTTTTCTATAAATTCTACTGCTGTTTGTTTCATAACTTTTCTATTTCTTGTTTAAGTTCTTGCCAATATATAAATTCTTTATTTGGGAATTCAAAATTGTGCCAATCAATAGCGTCTAATATCTCATCAACTGCTATTAATGCACATTGTTTAGCTTGTTCAAATGCTAATGGATTCGGTTGAAATTGCATCTTAATTACAATCTCTCTGGCTTTTATTTGGTGTTCGTTCATAGGTATAGTATTGCTTCGTCTTCGTTAATATCCTCGTCTTGTATCTCTAGTCTTAAGTTGTCTTGGTCTAGTATGGTTAGGAAGAATGTCCATGAGTTACCAGTCTTCCTTGCCCTAGTTGGAAACTTTTTTGATTCTAGTGTAGGTCTCTTAAATACAACCTTATTATCGTATACCTTGTACACAAATTCTTGATTGAACCAGTCGTTACTGATACTCACATTAAATCTGTACGGACATGTTGTGCTGTTAGGGTACAGCCTAACCTCGTTTTGCTTTATCGGTGTTCTCATAACTTGCTTGTTTTTATAAATCCAATCTCTACTCCAATCTGAACGTCATCCCAGTTCAGTGCGTCTTCAAGGTCTTGTCTTGTTACTATCTGTGATTCACTCTCATCATCGCGAAGGGCAAAGATTGTTTTGCCATCGTGAAAGTATTGTATTGCATCGTGATAGCTTAGTATCTGCCATGCAAATCCGTCCTGTGTTATTTTTTCCATGTCTTTTTTATTTATTTACTACTACTACCATCATGGTAAAGAATACTGCCCATAGCAGTATCACGTAGGCTATCTGTTTCTTCATAGTTCTGTTGCTTCTTTAATTAAATTTTCTGCTTCAATTAAATCTGATATATCTAAATCAGGTTGTATTAATCTTTTGAGCATCTCCAACATTTCAGGAGCTTTTGATATTAGTAATGCGTTTGCTCTGAATTCTTCATCAGGCAATTCATCGCGCATATCTTGTCTTTTAGAGAACGCACAAATAACGGTGTCATCTCCTCCTGCACTGAAAACATAATGAGGAGTTGTTTTTATACAACAGCTCCACCACTTCCCTTTTGTTCCTTTAAATTCCATATCTTATTTGTTTAGTTATTAGGTACACAACAATTCGATGGGCATACTACTGCGCACTGCGGTGTATCGTGGAAGCCTACACATTCCGTGCACTTCTCCGCCACGATGTAGTATACATCGTCAGATAACGGCGCTTGTTTTACGTTGTCGTTCTTGTACGTCCATTGTGTACTTGGTTCGTATATTGCGTTGTTGGGACACTCCCACTCGCATAGTCCGCAGTTAATGCAACTATCTGTTATTTTGAGACTCATATTTTTGTCGTTCGATTAAAAGTTTTTCAGCTATTTCGTAAGCGAATTCTGCTGATTCTTGTAACGTAGTTATATCTTGCCATAACGATGGGTTGCTTATTACCCCAGTAATTACTTGACCCGCGAAGTAGTCGCGTAGTGTCATGCCTGGATTGGACTTGTCGTCTGCGTGTTTTAATGGAAATGCTGTTGGGTTTTTAGTTTTCATTGTTATAATATTTTATGAATTTGATTACTGCGTTGTATGTTGCTTCTATTTTTGTTCTCTCGAATGTTTCCACAACTGGTAGTGGATATCTGTTGTCTACAATATTAACGGATGTCATTAGAATTTCAAAAACATATTGAGAAAATCCTTCTTTATCCTCTATCTCTTCTATCTTATCCACTGCTTGCATTAGCCAGTTCCAATCTAGATGAAATAGTAGTCGGTCTTCTGAGTGCCAGTCTCCACTTATGTAGTAGAATTTTTTCCGTCCCAAGTACCAATGATAGGAGTTCTCTATTAGCGTAGCTTCTATTGAGTCTATGCTTTTTGATGGGTAACCGATAAACTCGGCTATAAGTTTGTTGTTGTCTGCTATTGTGCACATAGTTCCCAAGTATTAAGTTGTTTTACATTTTGTCGCGTCAACCCCAGTTGGCTTACAATAAACTTGGCCAGTTTCTTGTTGCCTATTGTGTTGTTGTCAATCTCTGCCGTTCCAATTACATCAATGATTACTCTAGGCCCTATACCTAAAACCCTTTGACAGAACTTTACGTCTTGGCCTAGGAAGAATTGTTTTCTGTTGTACTCTAGTGTCCAGTTGCGACCGAATCCGTAGTCGCCTTGTGTGATAATTACTCTCATGTTATTAATTAATTTAAGGTTAGTGAAGAGGGCAGGACCCGAACCTGCATTAAGATAGTATATTCTATCTTGCGTTACCATTTCGCCACCTCTTCGTGTGCCAGTCTTTCCTAGCAGTCACTTATGTGTTGTTTTACGTCTTGAATTCAAATCTTTTCAATTCAGTGACCATACAAACGTAGCGATACAACCAACAACACGGCCTACATTTCAAAGTTGGAAAGGAGTTATGATGTATGGTCACCTAGTCTTTTTATTGTTAGGTTGGTGCTTGTTTTAATTCTCTCTAGCGTGTCCTCGTGCTTATCCTCGAACCACTTTGGTATATCTACAACTACTAGGTAGTCGTTAACTATCGTGTGCTCGAATGACTTCGGGATAAAGAACGGCTGACCACCATCGTCGATAGTCAGCGCGTTGTTAGATAGTTGTCTTGGGTATAGTTGTAGTGTCATAATCCTTTTTCTTTTTTAAATATTTCTAATACTTGTTCGTATGTTTTTAAAGTTTTATATACTTCTATTCCGTAATTACTTTTATCGAACCATTTAACAAACTCTAAAGCATAATCGTATGTTATGTTTTCTAATTCTATAATATTTTCTGCAACTGTTTCATTTGTTGGAGAATCGTGCCATTTTTGAAATTTTTCTTTTAAATTCATTATCGTAGTTTATTTAAGTTAAACACAAATTGACTACCATCTTCAAATTTGAACAATCCGTAATTCTTATTCTTTTCAATTAAAGTTCCTATTGAATCTTCTTTGAACTTGTATTTTGTTCCTAATTCCATTTTTACTAATGGTAAAAAAACTTTTTTATGTGTCATTATCGTATGAAGTATTGGTTATCAAACTTGTAGCGTTGTCCGTTGTAGTTCTGTGCGTACACTAGTAGGTCGAACTGGTCTGTGCTTACCGCGATGCAGTTCTGTGTTAGTATCGTGGACAACTCTTCAATCTTCTTGATGAAGTGGCTAGTCCTAGCGTATGTACTCTCTAGTTCTACAATCAGAGTCGGCTCGTGCTCGTCCTCGTATCGTCCGATGCCGAACTTGTACGTGTCGATGTCGTAGTCCTCTCTTAACTTGTTGATGATTGCCTCTTGGCTCAATGGGTTGTTGTTTAATCCGATGTTTAAAGTTGCTTTCATGATTAATTAATTTAGATTATTAAAAGTGTCTTTGTGTTACGCCCTTGTTGTCTCCGAATAGGAACTTGCTTATCTTGTTGTAGATTTTTGTCGCCATAATGATTTGCCTTTTTTTAAGATGTAATTTGATTGGTGCTTGTTTAGTCCGTGGTGGCTTGCCCAGTTTGTTGCGCTTAGCCAGTTGTTTACGTAGTCTAAATAGATACGTAGGATGTCGTTGTTAGTCATATTTTTTAATTTTTACATAAGAAATAAATGTACCTTGAAAGTTAAATAACTCGTCATTACATTCTTCCATAAAATCATTTAGACTAAAAAACTGCGGATAATCTTCGTCTTCGTCTTCTACGTTTAGATGTGATTTTAAATAATCTCTTAAGTCTGTATAACTTTCAAATACTTGTTCTTGTATCTCGTCACAAACTTTTCTTGCGTTTGTGTAATGTACTGGTATTGATACTATTGTTGTTTCCATTGTGTTAGTCTATTAAATAAGTTAGTAAATTAAATGTAATGATGATCAATACGATCGTGATCTGTAGGTATAGTCTACCTTGCTTTTGTGATTTTGTCATGATGTTATTAATTAAATTGGTTAAGACTCCCGAAGGAGTTTCGTCTACTTAAGACTCGTCAGTTAACCTACAACTTTCTATTTCAGTTAGGTACTCGTCGTAGAAGCTATTGAATAAATCTTGTGCCTCTTCCGTATATCTAACTTCATCATCTGTTTCAATCTCAATTCCGTTTGGAAATTCAAAGCTATAGTCTGATTCATTTAGACCTTCTGAATAGTTGTACAATTTTTGAGATGCTAAATTACTTGCTAATTCAATTTCGTTGATGTTCATAATAATTAATTTTTAATGGTTAAGACGCCTCTCGGCGTTTCGATCATTTAGATCTCGTCAGTTAACCTATCTTCTAAACCCGAACGCATTACCTTGTTCGTCTATGTAGTACAATGCGTTTGATGTATAGCTTCCGTAGAATGATCCGCCAGTTGCTAGAGCTACTATTAAGAAGCAGGCTCCTGCATTTTTTCTTGCCTTGATTAGTTTAGTGAATTTCTCGTTTGTAATTTCGTTTGCTTTGTTGATAATTGATTTCATAATAATAAATAATTAACGTTTCGAGGTTCTGCCTCTCATCAGTACAGCGAGTTGTTAGCTGTATACGTTGCATCCTCATGACTATGTTTCCTTGTCGGTGTCGTGACGATGGCACTGGGCTTTTAACCAGAGTGTGCTTACCCTATTTTATCCTGTTTTATCAGTCTGCCACTTTTTACATCTGTGGTCTCGATGGTTTGTTCGTTAGTGTAGGTGATTGATAGTTGATGTCTTTAGGATTGTAAAGCCTTTCTCGTCTCGTCCCTTTACTTTCACTGCCTCTCATTGGGTCAGGTAGGGATGAAGTTTCTAGTATGCTATCCTACTGATTATCAAGCAGTTAGAAGCTAACTTGCTGGAAATCAATCACTTACAATAAAATTAAGAACGTGTCGCTCATTTGAACACTGCAATACTACGCAGTTAGTTTTAGTCTCACAAGAAAAAGTTTAATTATTTTTGATTTTGTTCGAATTTTTATGACATTCTCAGTGAATTGATTATTTTGATGAGAATAATGCAACGAATAGTATACAATATTGCATATTATGTAACAAAAAATAACGAAGTTTGTTTAATGTGTTGATTATCAGTGTCTTACGTATTGTCTTTGCTTACTATTGGATTTGTGTGGGGAAGGTTTGGACGTGGGCTATTTCAAGCCTCTGTATATCTACGTGTAATACCAATTCACGCGCAAATATTCTCATGACGCGGGAAGTCCCGTAAACACTGGGATTATGTCGAGTTTTGAAAAAATATGTCGGAAATATGTCAAGAATTTTGAGCTAACTTATTGATAATCAACAATCTATGTTAATATGTCGTTTTTTACTATCCTAAATAGAATTTTTTTAAAAATATAAAATATATAAAATCATATATAGCCTATATAGGAAAAAAAACGTCAGTACGACATGAGCTTTAACTTAACCCTTGCTATTGCTGGAATGTTGCTAAAAAAAACCGACATAAAATCGACATGCTCCCGACATATTTAATACCAACTTGACATAAATACGCTATCATATCGTAATAAATTAATTCGTATCTTTGTCATGAATAATTTTAAATAACAAAACAAAATGAAAACATGTAGTAAGTGTAAAGAAAAAAAGGAACTTTCTGATTTTAATATTGATAAAAGTAAATTGGATGGTCTTCGACCTGATTGTAAAATTTGCAGAAAAGAGGTTAGTAAAAAATATATTAGACCATTAGAAAAAAAACCGCCAAAACCAAAAAGTTTAATGTTATTGGCTTATGAAGAAAAAGAACTTAAAAGAAAACAAAAAGCAATTCAATATAGAATTGATAATAAAGAAAAATTAAAACAATATAGAGATTCTAAAAAAGAAGAAAAAAGATTGTATGATAAGCGATATAAGATAATTAATAAGGAAGTAATAAATCAAAAAGATAAGATATATAAAGAAGCAAACAAAGAACGATTAAAACAATACAGAGACTCGCGCAAGGAATTAAAGAGAGAGTATGATAAGCAGTATAAGATTGATAACAAAGAACGCATCAACGAGAGAGATAGATTATATCAGCAACGTAAACGATTGGAATAGTTTGGTATGGATCATATCAGTTACTCTCGGTAAAAAAAGTGAACTATAGGTACGTGTACGTGCGCGTATAGTAGTACGTGTATGTGCGTGATATAGTAGACACCTGCGTGTAGGGGTAGTGCAGTCCAGAAAAAGCCAAAAATTCTCGGCAAGTCCAGTGAAATCAGACCCCTACCCTTGATTTTAAGTCGTTTTCGTTTTGGCACCCCATCCGCAATATCTATATATAACCCAAACCCCCCACATATCTAACATTTTTTAAAAAAGTCTTGCGGCAATCGAAAATAATATTTATATTTGCCAAATGAAAGACGAATACATTAAGTTACGAACACAGGACGACATGCCGATCAGCTGGTTCCATCGTTACTTTGTAGAGAAGACGGGTAGGAACATTCACTTCAATCACTTCCACATCTTCTTTATGAACGGGGACATTCACGAGATAATGAACTACCTGGACAAGCAGTTCGACTTGACCGTAGTCATCAGTAAAAACGGTAGCGTAATTAAAGTAGTAGGTTAAACATTGAATACCTTTGTAAATTATTCCAAACGTTTGAAATTGATAACGCAGAAACAATAGAACAGTATCTTTAGATATTTGAGGAACTGGCAATAATTTACATAAAGATACTATCAGTAATGATAGACGCATTATCCCCTTGAGAAAGGTGAAACAAGCAACGTTAAAAATAGGTAGGTGTTGTATTTACCAAGATGCGAATGAGTTCTCAGCAAGTAGCAATAATTAAACTTAACAAATGGGTGTAGAGAGGAACTGCCAAATTGAAAACTACGTGACCCTACTCAAATAGAATTATACTAGAGATGGAAACACAGAATATGTATAATATCATCACTGAAAGAGGGTGCTAATATGACCGAGTGGCGGAATGGTAGACGCATAGGTTTTAAAGTGTCGGTAATCAAGATGAGTGTATAAGCAATAGAAGCTCTGAGAGAAAAACACACCTTTCACAGGTTCGAATCCTGTCTCGGTCACGATAAGCGGTCCCTGGTTTAAGAGGTTAAACACATCCGGGCTAATCTAAAACCTCCAGGCTGATCACCTGAAAAGTGCGAGTTAGGAATCCGCTGCCTAACAACAGGTCCCATAGCTCAGTTGGTTAGAGCGTCTGACTCATAATCAGGATGTCCATGGTTCGAGCCCATGTGGGACCACAAACAGTACCTTCGACGCTACCCGTAGAACAGCGTCCCAGCGAAGGTCGTTTACTTAAGGCATCGGTTTAGGCCTGGGCAGTCCCGGGCGCCGATGCTTTTACATATAATAATGCGATATAATACATTTTTATATGTTATAACGTATAGGAGAGTACTTTTCCCAACACTAAATGCACTATACCGCATATAAAGTTGGCAAATACCGGCGATGATTGCCGTTATTATATAGGTGGGTAGATATGTTCATTTAAAATCAGCGTTCATTATCAATGAACATTCAAATATAATGAACAATGTTCGATATTCTAGACATTTCTAGACATTTTGTGTATAATAACAATCAAATAATTTTATTACCTTTGTAGCATGACAGAAATAGAAATTCAATCAAGATTCAATATCGGTCCAGCAATTGGATGGGGATATTACGGTAAGGACGAGGAGTTCGACTACGGAGAGTTAATAATATATCTAACATTTATAAGTATACACATAAGATGGGAATAAAACTAGAAAACAACAACAAGCCGATGCCAACACAGGAGATCGGATTGTACAGAATGGCCAAAGCTAAAAAGACTATGCACGAGGCTAAAGAGATGATGGAAAAATCTATGACGATGGCTAACGCCATTAACCTAGCTAAGACTATTCCGACAATGTCGTTCATGAAAAAGAAATAAAAAATCCATTTTTTGCCTAAACATTTTTGTTTAGAACGAGCACCCTAACGGGTGCTTTTGTTTTTAATAAATAATATGTATATTTGTCGAGAATTAAATCTAATATATAATGACAAACTTCGGATACAGTCCAAAAGTTCTAGACTTTGAACAAGAAGGACGAGAAAAATTAATCAACGGCATCACCACGATTGCCAAGGCAGTAAAGAGCACACTAGGACCGCGCGGAAAGACCGTACTAATCGAGTCGATCAACCACACGCACGGTATTACAGTAACTAAGGACGGCGTAACAGTCGCTAAATCAATTGACCTACTAGACCCGGTAGAGAACCTGGCAGTAAAGATGATGAAAGAAGCGGCCGACCGCACCGCAACAAGCGCAGGTGACGGTACCACAACGGCTATCGTACTAACAGAGGCACTGGTAAAGCACGGTCAGGACATGATCACTAGTAACCTGAACACAACAGAGGTGATCAGACAGATCAACGACACAACAAACAAGCTAATAAGCCGACTAGAGAAGCGCTCAAAGAAGGTAACGGGTAAGACGTTGAACAACGTGGCTTCGATATCTGCCAACAACGACTCTGAGATTGGTAATTTGATCTCTGAAGCGTACGACAAGGTGGGTAAGACCGGCATCGTAACGGTTGAGAACTCACAGACAGCTGAGACCTACTGCGAGTACACTAACGGTATCAAGGTAAACAGAGGGTACACGTCACAACTGTTCGTGAACGACCACAGAAAGGACGAGTGCATACTAGAGGACGTACACATTCTAGTTACAGATCAGGAGATAAACAACATCCTATCGATCGAAAACGTGCTTAGAGACGTGATCCAAACAGGAAAAAAACTATTAATTATCGGGCCGTGCAGTCAAAATGTAATTAACACACTGGCAATCAACGTAGTACAGAAAGGACTTAAGTTCTGTAACATCACACCGCCTGAGTTTGGGTATAAGAGAAACGAGCTGATGAACGACATCGCGTTGGCAGTAGGTGCCAAGTACTTCTCTGAGCAGACTGGAGACGACTTAAGTCTTATGACAATCGAGTCACTTGGTAAGGCTAAACGTGTAATCGTTGGAAGGGAATCGGCATCAATTATAAAATCAGAATCGACCACTGACGTGGTAGAAGAAAGAGTAGCTCAGTTATGGCAGGCTCACGACCTGAGTAATAAAAAGAACGATCAGGACTTTATCAAGGAGCGTATCGCGAGCTTAACGGGAGGAATTGCTGTGATTCACGTCGGAGGAAACTCTGACCTAGAACAGAAAGAACGCAAGGACAGGGTAGACGACGCAGTATGCGCGGTACGATCTGCACTGGAGGAGGGCATCTTACCTGGTGGTGGAGTAGCGCTGTTCAACGAGTCGTACGCGATCATTGCAGATGCAGACGACATGATCGAAGACATCAGCGCCGAGCAGTACGCGGCAATGCATATCGTGGCAAGAGCCATTCAGGCACCACTACTACAGATATTTGAGAATGCAGGACTAGACGGATACGAGTTGATGGAAGGATGTCAAGGATACACTGTTGGATTCGATATCAAGAACATGACAACCGGCGACATGTACAAGATGGGAGTAATCGATCCATTAAAGGTAACAAAGAACGCGCTGAAGAATGCCGTATCAGTATCGACAACAGTGCTTAGTACTAACGCAATTATAACAATGGCAAGAGCATAACATGTGGACAGCTAATAACACATCAGAAAACAAAATGAGTAAATTTCAACCAATAAATAAGTACATAGTAATAAACGCAATTGACGAGCAGATCCAGACAGAGTCTGGACTGCTGCTGTCAGGAAGTGATAACGAAAAGTTTCGCTACAAAAAAGGCCAGGTCATTCGACCTGGCACCAATGTAGACTGTGTAAAAGAGGGGGACCTTATATATTATGATAAGGGAGCCGGTTACACTATGCTAATCAACGATATTCCGTACACGATCATACTAGAGCGTGACGTTGTCGTTGTCCTTTAGACTCTTTTTGTACTCTAGATAAGGAGTTATCTCCTTTCTTCTCTTAATAACATGAGGCTGCTTCTGGTACTCTTGCTCAGCAAGGTCAGACAGCCTCTTTTTTTCTTTTCTTGTACGATTCATCTTACGAATTATAGTCTTATCACGGTCCATAGCGTACCCACTGTTTCTTTTTTGAAACATCGGGTTGGCGCTAGGTGATTCTGATATGGTCTGCTCGCCTTCTAGCTTCTTGTAGATAGCCTTTATAAGATTTCTACCCTTCAATGACACCTCATATAGTGTTGCCTCATTGCCGATACGGTCCCTCCACTTGCTAATCCATCCGTCACGGTACAGTCTAGCGAATCTTACGTTGTCCCACGACATCATCTTGTTGAATTCTACGAACTTTGACTTGTTAAAAAGCCTCTCGCTGTGTAAAAATAGTAGCATCTCTAGGTCTGAATAGCTAAGGCCGTGTTTTTCTCTGGCCCATATACGAACAATACGCCAGTACTTGAGATAATCTGACTTCGGTTCGACCCTTGTATAGGTTTTCTTTATTATTTTAGTAAATTTCATTTGAATTAAATTTAATATCTTTGCAAAGATAAATAATTTATAGCTATGAAGAAAAAATGCGCACCTAGCATGGCTGCTGGAAAGAAAAAAGCGGCTCAGTACGAGTCAAAAAAGTCTCTTAATGGTAAAATGAGCTACCTAAAAGGTAACGTAAAGAAATAAATTATGCCGCTAAAGTCAGGAAAAAGTGCTAAAACTATTAGCGCCAATATAAGAACAGAGATGAAGCACGGTAAGCCTCAAAAACAGGCTATTGCTATTGCGTTATCAAAGGCAGGTAAGTCTAAAAAGAAAAAATAGTGCTAGGAAAGACAGCTAAATATTATAAAGAAAATCCAGAGGCTCGTAAAAAACGCAACGAATATCAGAAGGAGTATAACAAATCTGATACTCAAGTAGCTAAACGAGTAGAGCTTAACCGAGAGAATCGTAAAAGAGGAACATACGGAGATAAGAACGGTATGGACCTAGCACACACGAAGAAGGGGTACGTAATGAAGAAGGCATCAGTTAACAGAGGTGATACTAATGACATGCCTGGAGACAAAAGAGCAAGAGGTAAAAAAAGATAGTTATGGCTGATAAAACAAAAATGAAATGCAATAGACCAGTTCCTTCTGATAGACCAGGGAAGAAAAAAATGGTAAAGGCTTGTTCTGGAGGTACAGAAAAGTTAATACATTTTGGAGCTGAAGGGTACGGTAATAACTATAGTGCTGCTGCAAGAAAAAGCTTTAAGGCTAGGCATAAATGTGATACAGCTAATGACAAGTTGTCTGCAAGATACTGGGCATGTAAAAATTTATGGGCAGGACCCGGAGGATCAACAACTAGCAATCCTAAAAATAGACAAGGTAAATATTAATAATAGGCTACTAGGAAACGCAATTGAGTTAGTTACTACTAAGACAGGAATAAAAAAAGTAGTAGATACCGTATCAGAAAAAACAGGAAAGGACTGTGGATGTGCTGCTAGAAAGGCAAAACTAAACAATCCTAATTTACTAATAAACAAAGTATTAAAATAAATGGCTTATCAAAAATTACAACAGAGTAGAGGTTTAGCAGTAGTTAAATCAGATACAGAAAATATTCCTTCAGTTAACGGAGCTGCTCAAGCAGATCCTTGCGTATTGTATACAGGATCAGGAGGAATTATTAGAGTTCTTACCGCAGGAGGTGATGACATTACATTAAATGCTGTTCCAGCAGGAGTAGTATTACCAATCCAAGTAGTTCGTGTATTCTCAACAACAACAACAGCTACAGGAATAGTGGCTCTTTGGTAGTATGCGTAAGAACCTTGATACAATAATAAACAGATGGATAAGTAGAAAACTTTTTGTTTTCCTTATAGGCTGTGCTGGGCTATTTTCAGGAAATCTTAACTCCTCAGACTGGGTTATTGTAGCTACGGCATACATAAGTATTCAAGGAGTTACTGATATTGTCGAAAAATTATCCATAAAAAAAAATGAGTAATTTAGAGATTGAAAGATTGGATAGACTAGAAAAAAAACAACAAGAACTTGTTGAAGATCTTGCTATTGTTGGAGAAAATATTCGAGATATAAAGAACGCTATTGTTGGAAATGAATTGAACAACAATCACGGGATGCTTTATAAGATAAATGAAATAGAGGATAGAGTCGAAGATCTTGAGACATTTAAAAATGAAGTGTCAGTATACGTAAACCAGTTCAAGGTTGTGATAGTTATTATACTAGGATCTCTAGCTACAATATTGGTTAAAATATTTTCAAAATCATGAATCTATCCAAGAACCTGTCACTGGCCGAAATGATTAGTAGTGAATCTGCTAAAAGGAACGGAATAAAAAACGAGCCTACAGCAGAACACTTAAGCAACATGAAGAAGTTAGCTATAAACATATTTCAGCCTATTAGAGAGCATTTTAAAGTTCCTATACATATTAGCTCTGGATATAGAAGTTTAGCTCTTAACAAAGCTATAAAAGGATCTAGTTCTAGTCAGCACCTTTTGGGTCAAGCATTTGATTTAGATATGAATGGTAGCTCAAGTAAAGTGACTAATAAAATGATTTTTGAATTCATAAAAAATAACCTTGATTTTGATCAATTAATAAACGAATATGATTATAGTTGGGTGCATGTATCTTACAATAATAAAGGGAGACAACGTAGACAGGTTTTAGACGCTATAAAATCAAACGGAAAAACTATTTATTCTACACATAAATAACTACAAAATTGGCTTACGTTTATAGACATATTAGACTTGATAAAAACCAGCCTTTCTATATCGGAATAGGTAATGATGATAATTTTTTTAGAGCTAATGATTTTAAACCTAATAGAAGAAATAGTATTTGGAATAAAATATTTTTAAAAACAAATATAGAAGTAGAAATACTTTTTGAAAATTTAACTTGGGATCAGTGTTGCGAAAAAGAAAAGGAATTTATAAAGATATATGGAAGAATAGATAATAAAACCGGAATTTTATCAAATTTAACAGATGGAGGCGAAGGTACTGTTGGTTATGTAATTACGGAAGAAAGAAGAAAATTATTAAGAGAAAGGTTTAAAGGAAGTAAAAACCCAATGTATAAGGTTAGACATCCTGATTATTTAATTGAACAGATAAGACAGAAAAACTTGAACAGAATACCTTGGAATAAAGGAATAAAAACTGGATTCAATGAAAAATTAAGTATTTCTAAAAAAGGCTCTATTCCTTGGAACAAAGGATTAAAAAGCGTTAATGGAAAAAGTAATTCAAAATTAGTATTAAATTTAGAAAACGGAGTATTTTTTAATTCTTGTAAGGAAGCTTCTTTTACACATAACATAAAACATAGTACGTTAAAGTCAAAACTAAATGGAACCAATAAAAATAATACTAATTTAATGTATGTTTAAATACCGAGTTATTAATAAAAGCAAAGAAAACAAATACTTAAAGCAATAAAAAAAAATGGCAAGACTGCTTATACTATTTATTAGTGTACTACTACTTCATTCTTGTGCATCTAGAAAAGTAGATGTATCTAAGATGACTGTGGAGACTAAGGTTGATAGCATGTCTGAAGTAAAGGTAGACGGAACATACGTTAAAGATAACAACATAGTTATATTAGAATCTACAGATGAAGTAGAATATACTGCAAAAGACACATCTAAACCAATGGAAATTGACGGAAAGGTTTTTAAAAATGTAGTCATAAAAAGCAAAAAATTAAAAAAAACTACTCTAGATAAAACAAAAGAAAAGGCAGTAGTATCTTCTGTAAAAAAGTTAAATGTAAAAAGAGAAGATATTAAAAAATCTCTTGATAAGCATATCAAAAAAGAAGCTAACAATTTTGTTTATTTATGGCTTATTCTTATACCTATTGGAATGTATATCTATAGAAAAATAAAGAAAAAAATATTCTTATAATGACAAAAATAAGCACATATACTCTAGATGAGAAGATAACAGCACTAGATAAGTGGATTGGATCTGACGTTAATACTCAGAATAGAACTAAAAATTTCACTCCAAAAAAACTAGCTGAATACTTCAATGAAGATCAAGTTATTAATATTGGAGTTCCATTACAGTACAAGTATTATACTTTAGATCCTTTAGAGGCAAGACCGAATGGAACGCTAACGTTTGAGACTGAGATAGGCCCTACTGTCAACTTCTCGTCTGTAACTACCTTTATACTTAGTAAGTACACAACAAAACAAAATATAGTATCAGAATTTCTTAATTTCTTAGACGGTTCTAAGGTATTATTGTTTAAGTCTAGTGATATTAATTCTTTCGGATTTTATAGGATATCTGATATCGCAATATACGATGAGAATCCAAACTTCTTTGTAGTTACGGTTGAATATGAGACTGGTAATGGATTCATGCAAGAAGACGAGGACTATATGATATCGCTTGTTAGTTTAGCTGGTGATTTTATACCAACAAAAACTTCAGAATTAATCAATGACGGAGACGACGGGGTTAATCCTTTTATATCTGAACTAGATATTAATAGAGAAGAATGGGATGCTGCGTATGAAGGGAAAATAAATAGCGCAGAAGTAACTGGAGACACTACCAAGACCCTTACACTTACAAAACAAGACGGAAGTACTATCGAGGCGTCATGGACTGACGATAATACCGATGCTGTAACATCTGTTTTCGGCAGAACTGGAGATGTAGTAGCAGAATCAGGAGACTATACTACAGATCAGGTTACTGAGGTTACTGATAAAAAATATCAGACAGATCTTCAGGATTTATACAACGATGCTACTAGTTCTATTCAAGATCAATTAGATGGTAAGCAAGGATTAATAACGCTTACTACGACTGGTACTAGTGGTGCCGCTACTTTAGTAGGCGATACATTAAACATACCCCAGTATAGCGTTGATTTATCAGGATATGTCCCATACACCGGAGCTACTCAAGATGTTAATTTAGGAACTAATCAATTAAAAGCAGATAGTTTATCTGTATCTCTTACAAGTGTAGAACCTGTTGATGCAGGCGAGATCGTTTGGAATCAAGCTGATGGAACTTTTGATATGGGGCTCCTTAATGGGGTTACGTTACAAAACGGTCAAGAAATTCATTTTTACGGTAAAGCACAGGGAGTTATTTCAAATGGTCAAGCTGTAATGTTTGCTGGAAGTCAAGGAGATCATTTGTTAATGTCCGTGGCTACTCAATCTGCAATAAATGCAAATCCAGAATACTTTATAGGTGTAGCAACACAAGATTTTGCAAATAACGATTTTGGATATATTACTGTTTTAGGTAAGGTTAGAGAATTAGATACAACAATATACAGTGGATCTGTATTATATTTTGATTCTTCTGGGACTACTCCAGGAGCGTTAACTACTACAATGCCTGTAGCTCCAAACGCTAAAATTATTGTAGCGGCTATAGTTAGAGTTCATGCAACTCAAGGTATATTGATGGTTAGACCTCATACTATGCCTAAGGTTAATGATATTCAAGACATATACGCCCCAACACCTGCTAATAATTACGGGCTATTTTGGAACTCTGCTACACTTAGATACGAGAATAATAGTATAATCGGTGCTTTAGGATACACGCCTTATAACGCCACTAATCCAAGCAACTACATATCATTATTAGCTTTATCATCTATTGCTACAGGGCTTAGTTATAATAACACGACAGGTGTGTTTAGTTTGACAAGCGGATATGTTATACCCACAACAACTGAAGAATCCAATTGGAATACGGCGTATACTAACAGAATAATTAGTGCGATTTCTCCATTATCAATAGCTTCTAATTCTATATCAATATCTCAAGCAGGAGTTTCTTCTGATGGGTATTTGACATCTATGGATTGGGGTATATTTAATGCTAAACAGCCAGCTGGAAATTACATAACAGCTCTTACTGGGGAAGCTTCAGCTTCGGGCCCTGGTAGTGCGTCGGTAACTATTTCAAATTCAGCTGTAACAGGGAAAATATTGACTGGGGTTAATATTACTGGGGGAGCTATTCAAGACACAGACTCTATATTAACAGCTTTTGGTAAGGTTCAAAATCAAATAAACGGGTTAATAGGAGGTTCTATTTATCAAGGCACTTGGGATGCGTTAACAAATAGTCCGTCTTTAAGCAGTTCGGTAGGAACAAAAGGATATTATTACATAGTCAGTGTTTCCGGATCAACTAATTTAGATGGGATAACCGATTGGAATGTCGGGGACTGGGCTATATTTGACGGGGCGACTTGGCAACAAGTGGATAATACTGATGCCGTGGTGTCTGTTAATGGATTTACCGGGGCGGTTAGTTTAACAACTTCTAATATAAGTGAAGGAACTAACCTTTACTACACAGAAGGTAGAGTAAGTGCCAATACAGATGTATCTGCAAATACAGCGGCAAGACATAATGCGGTAACTATTGGAACTGCGAATGGATTGTCTTTATCAGGTCAAGTTTTAAGTTTAGGATTATCAAGTAATTCAACAAACGGTGCTTTAAGTTCTACTGATTGGAATACATTTAATAGTAAACAAGCGGCTTTAAACGGTACAGGATTTGTTAAAATATCAGGTACTACCATATCTTACGACAACAATACTTACGCTTTAGATAGTTTAGTTGTTAAATTAACAGGTGATCAGACAATTTCAAATATTAAAACTTTTTTAAATCGTACTGATTTTTCAGGAGAAGGTATAAGAATAGATACTAACGGTTGGATAACACCAAATCAAGTTTATGGAGAAACAGATAATTTCTTTGTAAATTATAGCGGAAATGGCAATACTATTATTGGTAATTCAACAGGAAATGTAGGAATAGGTACAATAAGTCCTACATTAGCCAAATTGCAAGTTGTAGGTAATATTTTAGCTACTTCATTCATTAAATCGGGCGGTACAAGTGACCAATATTTAAAAGCCGATGGCTCTGTAAGCACATTGACTAATCCAATTACAGGTTCAGGAACAACAAACTATTTACCTAAATTCACAGGAGCAAGTACATTAGGCAACTCTTTGATTTATGATAATGGTACGAATATAGGAATTGGAACAACAAGTCCTTTAACAGCGTTAACAGTATCAGGTAATTTATCTTTATTCACAACTAACCAAATAAGAATATATAATTCAGCAAAAAATAATTGGGCTGAAATGAGTTCGCCTTTAGTAACAGGAGATTCTGAAATAGATTTTAAATTAGTTACAAAAACAGGTATTTTTTATGTAAGTCCGATTGGTACTGTTTATATTAATACTTTAGGAACAGGTTTAGTATATTCTAATGGTGGTAATTTAACAAGCACAAACCCTTCGGATAGTAGGTTAAAAGACGATATTACTGACTTACAATATGGTTTAAATGAAATACTACAATTAAGACCCGTATCATATAATTGGAAAGATGACAAAATAAATCAAGGAAAACAATTTGGTTTTATTGCTCAAGAAGTACAAGAAGTGATGCCTGAATTAGTAAAAGAATTTGAAACTGAAGAAGGTAATAGATTAGGACTTGACAAAGAAGGTATTTATGCAGCTTTGGTAAATGCAATTAAAGAACTAAAGGCAGAAATAGAAATTTTAAAAACAAAATAATATGACAAAGATTAGCCAATACCCGGACGATACTGAAATAACAGTTGATGATAAGTTAGTAGGAACAGACGCGGAAAATAGTTTAGAAACAAAAAACTTTACATTTGCTGACGTAATTAGTTTTCTACAACAGAACTTACTTATAATGAACACACCTTCACTTACAGGCGTACTAGAGTACGCAGACAATGCGGCGGCTGTTACAGCTGGACTTGCTGTAGGTAAGATCTACAGAACAGGGGATGTTTTAAAAATTGTACATTAATAAATAATTCGTATATTTGCCAATAAAATCTAAATAAAATGAAAAAAGTAAAGTCAATCGAAGAAAAAGAATTAAAAAAATTGCAAGAATTCGAGTCATTCTTTAAAGGAGCCTACGAGGCGTTAGGTCAGCTAACTACAGAGTACGAGTTTAAGAAATCTGACGTTTTGAGACAGGTTAACGAAAAGTTAATCAAACAAGACGAGATTAAAAAAGAACTAGCTGAGATTTATGGAGAGAATATCTCTATTAACATTAACACAGGGGAGATCTCTGAAGGCGAAGTTCAGGCGTAATGTTTGATATCCGAAAAATAACCATAGGCGCTGACTACAAAAGCAACGGTATGCACTATATTGTAGGGCAACCAATACTCGATAAGTCTTATACAATTCACTTAATGCGAGTTGATGAGAATACTGGAGGAATAAAAATCTGGATAGAGAAGGAAGACGAAGTATTTCTTTGGAAGGAGTTTAATTCTAACATGCCGATATCTATAGAATATAATATCAACTTCTAATGAAGTCTCCTAACCTATTTATCGTTAGACCGTTAAATGGTAGGCGATACGACAATATCAAAGAGATAGGAGGACTTGATTTAATTACAAGCGTATCTCAAGAAGACCATACGGTCTCTAATAGATATGCTGAGGTTGTTGAGACTCCAATTGGATATGTTGGCGAAATAACTCCTGGAGATATACTACTAGTACACCACAACGTATTTAAGTTTTATTACGATATGAAGGGTAGACAGAAGAGCGGTGCCAGTTACTTTAAGGACGACTTATTCTTTGTTGACCAAGAACAATTCTTTATGTACAAACATAATGATGTATGGAAGGCTCACTCTAAGTACTGTTTTATTAAACCTACAGAATCAAAAGAATCAATAATTAAAAAGAACTGTAAGGAAGAACCTCTTATAGGAACTATTGCTTATATAAATAACGAACTACTATCTCTAGGACTTAATGTCGGAGATGAAATTGCATTTGAACCAAATAGTGAATATCCTTTTACTATAGAAGATCAAAAACTATACAGGATGTTTACTAATAACATCACACTTAAATGGAATTAAAAGAAATTAAATTACAAATAATTGAAGCTGGAGAAAAGGCTGTAATGGAACTAATTAAAGTTGCATCAGATCAGATATTGAAACCTATCGACGACGGTACTGATTTAGCCGCTGACAAACTAAAGAATGCAGCATCAGCAAAGAAATTAGCTATATTCGATGCGTTTGAAATTTTAAACAGAATAGAATCCGAAAGAGAAAAACTAAACGAGGATCCTAAAGAAGTAGCTAAGCCAGAACCTAAAATACAAGGATTTGCAGAAAAACGATCAAAATAATTTATACTCGGTTGTAAAGAATCATATTCCTCCAACTGTTCTAGCTAACAAGAACAATAAAAAGTCTTGGCAGTACGGATACGACGAGAAGTATGACATGATTGTTATATCTAAGAACGGAACCATAGGTGAAGTTTATAATATAAACGGACTTCTTATAGCTCTGCCTAAAACTCCAGATGTAGTATACTCTAGAGATAAGAAAAAAGAAAATCAATACTGGCAACCATTTGAATATCCTAAGGAGTTAGATAAAATAAAGTCTATATTTCACTGGCATGATATGCCTAATGACTTCAAGTCTAAGTGGGTTGACTATATAGAGACTGAGTTCGACAGAAGAGAGAACGGATTCTTCTTCATGAATAATGGAGTGGAGACTTATATGACTGGATCTCACTACATGTACTGTCAATGGACAAAGATTGACGTCGGACTTCCTGACTTTCGTGAGGCTAATAGAATATTCTTTATTTACTGGGAGGCATGTCGCGCAGACGATAGATGCTTCGGTATGGTTTACTTAAAGATTAGACGTTCTGGATTTTCTTTTATGGCTTCATCGGAGGCTGTAAATATAGCTACATTAGCGAAAGACGCTAGGATTGGTATCCAGTCTAAGACAGGGGGCGACGCTAAGACTATGTTTACTAATAAGGTCGTTCCTATATCTAGCAATCTACCATTCTTCTTTAAACCGATCATGGATGGTATGGACAAACCTAAGACTGAACTTGCCTTCAGGGTTCCTGCATCTAAGATTACAAAGAAGAATATGTACGACAGTTCAGAAGCTGAACTAGAAGGATTAGATACGTCTATTGACTGGAAGAACACGGCTGATAACAGTTATGACGGGGAGAAATTAGTATATCTTGTTGAGGACGAGTCTGGTAAGCTAGAAGCTCCTAACAATATCCTTAACGGATGGCGAGTTAGAAAGACTTGTCTTCGTTTAGGTAGTAGAATTATCGGTAAATGTATGATGGGTTCAACTCCTAACGCGCTTGCTAAGGGTGGATCTAACTTTAAGAAGCTATACGAGGATTCAAATATAAAAACACGTAACGAGAACGGCCAGACAAAATCAGGTATGTACTCTCTTTACATTCCAATGGAGTGGAACTTCGAGGGTTATATTGATAGATACGGAATGCCTGTATTTAGAAAGCCAGAAACTCCAGTAACTGGAATAGACGGTAGACTAATAACAAACGGAGCTATAGATTATTGGGAGAATGAGGTTGCGTCTTTAAAGAATGATGCAGATGCATTGAACGAGTTTTATAGACAGTTCTCCAGAACAGAGTCTCACGCGTTTAGAGATGAGAGCAAGGCGTCTTTGTTTAACTTAACAAAGATCTATCAACAGATAGACTATAATGACTCTCTAATAAGAGATCAAATACTAACTAGAGGATCGTTTCACTGGAAGAACGGAGAGAAGGACACTCAGGTTATTTGGACTCCAGATCCAAGGGGTAGATTCCTTGTTTCATGGATTCCTAATTCAGCAATGCAGAACCAAGTAGTTTATAAGAATGGAAATAAGTACCCTGGTAATGAGCACATTGGTGCTTTTGGCTGTGACCCTTACGATATATCCGGAACTGTCGGAGGAGGAGGATCAAATGGATCTCTACACGGACTTACTAAGTTTAATATGGATAATGCTCCTAGCAACCATTTCTTCCTTGAGTATATAGCTCGTCCTCAGACAGCAGAGATATTCTTTGAAGAGGTTCTTATGGCTTGTGTATTTTACGGTATGCCAATTCTAGTGGAAAATAATAAACCTAGACTACTATATCACTTTAAGAATAGAGGATACAGAGGGTTTTCAATGAACAGACCGGATAAGCACTTCACGAATCTGTCAAAAACAGAAAGAGAGCTTGGAGGTATACCTAATTCGTCTGAAGATGTGAAACAATCGCACGCGGCCGCTATTCAATCTTATATAGAAAAGTATGTTGGAATGGATACTGAAGGAACTTATAGAGATTCTGATGAGATGGGTGACATGTATTTCACTAGAACTATAGAGGAGTGGGCTAAATTTGATATAAATAATAGAACTAAATTTGATGCTGCAATCAGTTCAGGACTAGCTATTATGGCTAATCAGAAGAACATATACTTAGCGGCAAAGAAAGAGTCGAAAATAAGTGTTAATTTTGCAAAGTATAATAACTCAGGAACTAGAAGTGAACTTATTAGATAAATGAAAGACGTAAAAATAAATATACCTGCAACTGCTTTTCCAAACCAGTTTGCTTCAGACAGGGAAAAGGAAACTTTTGAGTATGGATTGCAGATATCACAAAGTATTCAGTACGAGTGGTTTAGAAAAGATGGTAATAACTCAAGATTCTACGATCAGTGGGGTAACTTCCATAAGTTAAGATTATACGCAAGGGGTGAGCAGTCTATAGGTAAGTATAAGGACCAGATAGCCGTTGACGGTGACTTGTCTCATACTAACCTTGACTTTACTCCGGTACCTATTATACCGAAGTTCGTTGACATTGTTGTTAACGGAATGAACGATAGATTATTCAAACCTAAGGCTTATGCGCAGGACGCTATGTCTATGGAAAAGAGATCTAAGTATCAGGATATGATACAGGCTGACATGGTGTCTAAGGATATGTTACTTCAAGTTAAGGAGCAGTTTGGTGTTAATGCGTTTGATACTAATCCTGATGACTTACCTGAGAATGACGAAGAGCTTTCGTTATATATGCAGCTTAAGTATAAGCCTGCTATTGAGATAGCTGAAGAAGAAGCTATTAACACTGTACTTGACGAAAATAAATATAACGAAACTAGAAAGAGAGTAGACTACGATATCGCTACAATTGGTATCGGCATGGCTAAGCATATGTTCCTTCCTGGTGATGGAGTAAGAATAGAGTATGTAGATCCTGCTAATGTAGTATATAGCTACACAGAGGATCCTTACTTTAAAGATTGTTTTTATTGGGGAGAAATTAAGACTGTTCCAATTACAGAGCTTGTTAAAATAGATCCTACACTTACCAACGAAGATTTAGAAGAAATTTCTAAGTACAGTCAGTCATGGTATGATTATTACAACTCAGCTCAATTTTATAATAATAGCTTATTCAGTAATGACACGGCTACTTTATTATATGTAAACTATAAAACAACCAAGAAGATAGTATACAAGAAAAAGATACTTGAAGACGGAAGTTTTAAAATGATAGAAAAAGACGACACGTTCAATCCTCCACAAGAGATGATGGATGAAGGTCGTTTCGAAAAAATAGAAAAGACTATTGATGTTTGGTATGACGGTGTTATGGTTATGGGTACTAATATCATGTTGAAGTGGGAGTTATCTCGTAACATGGTTAGACCTAAATCAGCTTCACAACACGCTATACCTAATTACGTAGCAGTTGCTCCAAGAATGTATAAAGGAAATATAGAGTCTCTTGTTAAGAGAATGATTCCTTTTGCTGATTTAATTCAGATGACACACTTGAAGTTGCAACAAGTTATTGCTAAAGTAGTTCCTGACGGTGTATTCATTGACGCTGACGGACTTAACGAGGTTGACTTAGGTAACGGGGCAGCATACAATCCTGAAGACGCATTGAGATTATACTTCCAGACGGGTAGTGTAATTGGTAGAAGTTACACAGGAGATGGAGAATTCAACAATGCTAGAGTTCCAATTCAAGAACTTAACTCTAATAGTGGACAAGGTAAAATATCTAGTTTAGTAGCTAGTTATAATCATTACCTAAGCATGATTAGAGACGTAACAGGATTAAACGAGGCTAGAGACGGATCGAATCCTGATCCTAACTCATTAGTAGGTGTTCAAAAGTTAGCTGCTCTTAATTCAAATACAGCTACAAGACACATACTAGAGTCTAGTTTATTTGTTACTAAATCATTAGCTGAAGCTATATCATACAGAGTAGCTGATATTTTAGAATACTCTGATTTTAAAGAAGAGTTTATCAATCAAATTGGTAAATATAACGTAGGTATATTAGACGAGATTAAGGATCTATACATCTATGACTTTGGAATCTTTATAGAAGTATCTCCTGACGAAGAAGAAAAGGCTCAGTTAGAACAAAATATTAGTTTGGCGTTATCTCGTGATTCTATTTACTTAGAGGACGCGATTGATATTAGAGAGATGAGAAATCTTAAGCTAGCTAATCAGTTGCTTAAACTTAAGAGAAAGAAAAAAGAAGAGCAACTGCAAAAGAACGAACAAGCCAAGCAACAAATGCAAGGGCAGATTCAAATGCAGTCACAGCAAATGGCAGCTCAAACAGCAATGCAAAATATACAGGCTGAGACTCAGTCTAAAATGCAGATTAAGCAGGCAGAAGTTGCTTATGAAATTGAGAAGATGAAGAGCGAGGCTCAATTGAAAATGGAGCTTATGCAGATGGAATTCCAAATGCAGATGCAGCTTAAAGGAGCTGAATTTGAAACTACCAAAACTAAAGAGCAATTAAAAGAAGAAGCAAAAGATAAGCGTATAAGCTTACAGAATACACAACAATCTAAGCTTATCGATCAAAGAAAAAATAACCTTCCTCCTATGAACTTTGAGTCTACAGAGGATAGTTTAGATGGGTTTGATTTAGCTGAATTCGAGCCTAGATAGTATAAAATTATAATTAAGTAACTTTGCAAAAAATTAAATCAAATGGAAAACACTTTCACTGTAAGGGACTTGGGTGTCGCCGAACAAAAATCAGTACAGGAAGTTGAACAAGAGTTATTGGCTAAGCATGAAGAGAGTATTGCTGAACCAGAACATGTAGAAGTTCAAAACGAGACTGAAGTAGAATTACCAGCAGAGCCAGTAAAGGCAGAGCTAGAAGATAATGACGTTCTTTCATATATTAAGAACAGATACGGAAAAGAAGTAAACTCTATCAACGATCTTTTTGCGGAAAGAGAGGAAAAGAAAGAGGACTTACCAGAAGACGTAGCTGCGTATTTTAAATACAAAAAAGAAACTGGACGTGGAATTGAAGATTTTGTTAAACTAAACAGAAACTTTGATGATATGGATCCGGATGATTTATTAGTTGAGTACTACTCTCAAACAGAAGAGGACTTAGACAGAGATGATATTCAATATATGATCGAAGATAAGTTTGCTTACGATGAAGAGTTTGATGATCCTAAGGATATCAAGAAAAAGGAAATCGCTAAGAAAAAAGAGCTTGCTAAAGCTAAGAAGTTTTTTGATGAGTACAAAGAAACTTATAAGACGCCTCTTGAGTCAAAAGGTGGATTGGTTTCGGATGACGAAAAGGAAACTTACAATGCTTACAAGAAATATGTTCAAGATTCCACTAGTCAACAAGAAGAGAATCTTAAGAAGTCTCAATACTTCCAAAAGAAGACTGAAGAACTTTTCTCTGATGAATTCAAAGGTTTTGATTTCAATGTAGGAGATAAGACAATTAAGTTTTTACCCGGAGATGTTGCAGAGATTAAGAAGGCACAATCTGACGTTACCAATTTTATATCTAAGTATTTAGATGAAAACGGATTAATTTCAGACCATGTTGGTTACCATCGTTCATTAGCTGCCGCTATGAATCCAGAAAAAGTTGCTAAGTTCTTTTATGAACAAGGTAGAGCAGAGGCGTTATTAGATAACACCAAAAGAATTAAGAATATAGATATGGAGATGAGAAACTCTCCACAATCAATTGCTCAGTCTGGATTTAAAGTTGTCGCATCTGATGGAGATAGCGGAAGAGGACTAAAAATAAAAAGTAATAGAAACAATTAAAAACTAAAACAAAATGGCTGGATCAGTACAAGCAACCCCAGGGTTTGCATTACAACCAAGTGCTACAAGACAAACTTTAAGCACTAACTACATTACAAATTTCGACTTCTTGAATCAGTATCTTCCTGATACTTACGAGAAAGAATTCGAGCGTTACGGAAATCGTTCTGTTGCATCTTTCTTAAGAGCAGTAGGAGCTGAAATGCCGTCTAACTCAGACCTTATCAAATGGGCAGAGCAAGGTCGTCTTCACACTAAATACATTGACTGTGCTTCTGACGCAGCTGTAGGTGGAGATACTGCTACAATTACAGTAAGTGATGCTTTAACAGGTTCTATCGCTTTCAAACCAGGGCAAACAGTTTTCTTATCAGATAACGCTGCTGCTGCTAACTCAAACAAAGCAATCATCACTTCTGTTGATTATACTGCTGGTACTTTTGACGTAGCTTACTACGAAGCTGCTGGACAGTCTTTCGCTGCTACTGCAACTGTTACTGCTTTTGTTTATGGTTCTGAATTCAAAAAAGGAACTGAAGGTCAAACTGAATCTTTAGAGGCTCAAGACGATATCTTCGAAAACAGCCCAATCATCATCAAAGAGAAATACGCTGTTTCTGGTTCTGACATGGCTCAAATCGGATGGGTTGAAGTAACTACTGAAAATGGTGCTACTGGATACTTATGGTACATTAAATCTGAGCACGAAACTCGTTTGCGTTTCGAAGATTACTTAGAAATGTCTATGATCGAAGCTGTTCCTGCTGAGGCTAACTCTGGAGCTGTAGCTAATACTGCTTTTGGAAACAAAGGATCAGAAGGTTTATTCTACGCTGTAGGACAAAGAGGTAACGTATGGTCAGGTGGTAACCCAACTGCTTTATCTGATTTTGATGCTATCATCCAACGTTTGGATAAGCAAGGAGCTATCGAAGAGAACGTATTGTTCATCAACCGTCAATTCTCTTTTGATATCGACGATATGTTGGCTGCTCAAAACTCTTACGGAGCTGGTGGAACATCTTATGGATTGTTCGACAACGATAAAGAAATGGCATTAAACTTAGGATTTACAGGATTCCGTAGAGGTTACGATTTCTACAAAACTGACTGGAAATACTTAAACGACGCTACACTTAGAGGTGGAGTTGTTGGAGGTGCTATCAATGGTGTATTAGCTCCTGCTGGATCTACTACTGTTTACGATCAAGTACTTGGTAAAAACGCTAAACGTCCATTCTTACACGTTCGTTATAGAGCTTCTGAAACTGAAGACAGACGTTACAAAACTTGGATTACTGGTTCTGCTGGTGGAGCACAAACTTCTAGCTTAGATGCTATGGAAGTTCACTTCTTGTCAGAAAGAGCTTTATGTACTTTAGGTGCTAACAACTTCTTCTTGTTCGAGAACTAGAAAATAGTTAACAATATACCAGGGTGTAACAGCCCTGGTTATTTTTTTTAAATTTAAAATCTTATCAAATGGCAAATCAAATTTCAAGTACAGACAAGATGTACGTACTTAAGAAAAAAAACACTCCGCTATCTTACATGTTAGCATCAAGAAACACACGTAGATCTCCGTTACTACACTTCGACGGAAAATCAAACAGACCTTTAAGATATGCAGTTAACCAAAAGAGCCCGTTCGAAGACGAACAGGATGGTAACGCTATTTTAGAACCTATTGTATTTGTAGACGGTGCATTAAAAGTATCAAAAACAAATCCAGTACTACAATATTTTTTAGAACTACACCCTGGTAATGGCCAAGTATTTGAAGAAGTAAACACTGAAAAGGACGCTTCATCTGATATTGAAAAATTAACAAGTGAATTAGACGCTCAAATTGCAGCAAGAGATTTAGATATTGACTCTTTAGAGGCTGTAGCTAGAGTTCTATTAGGATCTAAAATTGATAAAATGTCTACTGCTGAATTAAAACGTGACGTATTTGTTTATGCAAGAAATTATCCAATGTCGTTCTTAGAGATGTTGAATGATCCAATGTTACAGTTACGTAACACATGTGCTAAATTCTTTGAGTATGACTTATTAAAGTTAAAGAATAAAGGTAGAGATATCTACTTTAATCTTCCACAAAACAAGAAAAAATTATTGACGGTACCTTTCGGGGAAAATCATATTTATATATTAGCTTCTTACCTACAGACAGATGAAGGTATTGAAGTGTTAAGATTACTTGAGAATAAAATCGAGTAAATTACTTTTCTTTTTATGTTTAAAGGCGCTCTTTTACAGGGCGCTTTTTTTTATTATCTTTGTAAAAAGTTTTTAAGAATGATAAACTCAGTAAGAAATACTGTATTGTCTGTAGCTAACAAGAATAATTTTGGGTATATTACTCCAGATGATTTTAACTTGTACGCTAAGCAAGCGCAGTTAGACATATTTGAAGACTACTTCTACCAGTACAATACATGGATACTAAAGCAGAACGCTAGACAGTCTGGAAGTGGATATGCAGATATAGTTAAGAACGTAGAAGAGGTTATTGACAGTCTGTCTTCAACAGCTTCACTAACATTTTCAAGTTCGGTATTTAATTTACCAAGCGACTTTTACTATCTGAATACTGTAAGATACGGATCAAAAGAGGTGGATAGGGTATCACAAGATAAGATACTAAACCTACTTTCTTCTAATTTAACAGCTCCGTCAATACTTTATCCAGCGTATGTTTTAGAAGGGGATAGTATTAAGGTATATCCAACAACAATAGCATCAAACGTTAGTACTCAATATATTAGATACCCTAGAGATCCTAAGTGGACGTATACTTCGTTATCAGGAGGAGAGCCGCTATTTAATCAATCGGCATCCGACTACCAGGACTTCGAATTGCCTTTGTCAGACGAGCCTTTACTAACAGCTAAGATACTTCAGTTTGCTGGTATATCTATTAGAGAGGGAGATGTTTTCTCTTTCGGAACAAGTGAAGAAGTTAAGAATCAACAAACTCAAGGATAATAATGGCATACTTAACTGGTTATCAATACTATGAGAATTCAGGTAATTTACCTGAAAACGAAAACTGGGGATCGTACCAGTACATATCTTTAGATGATATTGTAAATAATTTTATGCTAATGTATGTTGGTAACGACAAGTTAATAAACAACGTACAGAGATATAATGTTTTATTTCACGCAAAAAGAGGAATTCAAGAAATAAACTACGACGCTCTTAAGGAGATTAAGGTTCTAGAAATCAGTATCTGTGACGACCTTAAGTTTATATTACCTAACGACTACGTAAACTACGTTAGAATATCATTATATAAAGATGGTGTGTTACGACCGCTTACTGAAAATATTCAAACAAATTATAGTAATAGTTACTTACAGGATAATAACTGTAGAGTATTATTTGATCAGGATGGAAATGTACTTGAGGGTACTTCTATTTTAGATTATGACAGGGTTACTAATCAACAAAAGACTATGTATCCTGGTAGTGGTTTATACGCTGGTAGAGAGGGTATTAATATAGATCAGAACTGGTACTTCGACTATTCTATCGGAGCTAACTATGGTTTAAATACCGAAACAGCTAATATAAATCCAACATATAGAATAGATAAAGCATCCGGCGTTATTAATTTTGGTTCTGGAATGGCCGGAGAGTTGTGTATTTTAGAATACATTTCAGACGGAATGCAGAATGGTGACGACTCCAAGGTTAGTATAAATAAACTTGCCGAAGAGTTTATATATGCGTACATCAAGTATGCTATACTAAACTCAAAAGTTGGCGTACAAGAGTACGTAGTTAACAGAGCTAAGAAGGATAAAACAGCCCTTTTAAGAAATGCAAAAATAAGATTGAGTAATATTCATCCAGGTAGATTATTGATGAATATGAGAGGTCGTGATAAATGGATTAAGTAAGATATATGGCAAACGCTGATGTAAATTTCATTGCCGGTAGAATGAATAAAGATTTTGACGAGCGTGTAGTCCCTGCTGGAGAGTACATTGATGCGTTAAATATCAGAATAGGATCTACTGAGAACAATAGTATAGGTGCTGTAGAGAATACTAAGGGTAATATAAAATTAACTACCTTGCAGTATAATGGATCTCCTCTTGTAGACGCTACCTGTATCGGAGCATATGAGGATGGGTCTAACGAGACCATATACTGGCTTGTAGCATCTCCTACCGTAGATATGGTTGTGTCATTTAATACTGATAAGAAATTATTAAAGTATCACGTTGTATCTGAGGACGTGCTTAACTTTAATTCAGAGTACTTAGTTACCGGTATAAACTTAATAGATAATTTATTGTTTTGGACTGATAATTTAAATCCTCCAAGAAAAATAAATGTAACCAGAAACTATCCCGAGCCAATAGCTGGAATAGATCAAATTGATGAGAGTGATATATCTGTGATAGTTGCTCCTCCATCATCAGCTCCTGATATTACACTTGCATTTGTTCCAGACGAAGAGAACTATATAACTGATAAGTTTATATCATTTGCTTATAGATATAAGTACAAGGATGGAGAGTATAGCGCTCTTTCTCAGTTTAGTGAAATAGCCTTTGAACCTGGTAATTTTAGTATAGATTATTCTACATTTGAAAATGCCGGAATGGAAAATATATTCAATTCGGTTAATATTAATTTCAATACTGGTAGTAAGAATGTAGTAGGTATTGATATTTGCTTTAAATTTTCTGATTCTAACATTATAAATGTTGTAGAAAAGTATAATAAAAATCAAGAAGGATGGTTTGATAATTCCATTCAACAAATATCATTTACCAATAAAAAAATATACACTACTCTAACAGAGAGTGAATTGCTTCGTCTTTTTGATAATGTTCCTAGATTAGCTAAAGCCCAGACAACAATGGGTAATAGATTAATGTATGGTAACTATGTAGACGGATATAATATAGAAGATAACAACGGAAATGCAATAGATATTGATTACGACTTAAGTTTAATATCTGAAGACGTAGGTTTCGTTGAGTTACCTGTTGATTTAACCGATGGAACAGTATACACTATAGATTCATCAACTCCTAAAACAGTTAATAACTCTCAGTTTAATATAGATCTATCAGGTATATCATTAACTAGTGGATCTTACATTTCAATAAATATAAATCTACAACACGATTCTTATTCAGGTGACGCTTCTTACACTGACGCGCCTGAAAATAGTTTTGAGTATGATTTTGTTTTTAATATACAAAAAGATTATGGAAGTGTTCATGAGTTAGCCACTAGTCAGGAATTTATAGATGCTATATCTACTCATGAAGTTTATTCTAATGCCTGTGCTGGAACTTCATTAACAGATTTTTTTAATTGTCAAATAATTACTAAATCCGGATGGAATGAGGTTGGAAGCGGAATACTGAATATTGATGGTTCATTTGTCATATCTTCATCTCTTGGGTCTGATGTAATAGGAATTCAAATACCAGCTTTAAAGTTTAGTTTTGAAACTTCACCTGGAATATTTGTTTATGCTTACGAGTATCTTTCAAGCGCAATAATATCATCTAGTTTTTCTGAATTAGGAGCAAAACAAAGTCTGCATAGTAATAGAGATTATGAAGTTGCAATTGTATATATGGACGAGTACGGTCGTAGCTCTACGGCATTAGTCGATACTAATAACACAGTTTTTGTACCTGCGTATAATTCAGATAAAAAGAACTATATAAGAGTAAATGTAAATAGTTTAGCTCCAAGCTGGGCTACTAAATATAAGTTTGTAGTAAAACCATCTAAGAGTCAGTACCAAGTAGTATACTCTAATATTTATTTTCAAGAAGACTCCGGATTTACTTGGTTTAAATTGGAAGGCGACAATAGAAGTAAGGTTCAAGAAAATTCTACTTTAATTGTAAAGGCAGATTCAAATGGTGTCCTTAGAAATTTAGTTAAAACAAAGGTTCTAGCATTAGAAGCTAAAGGCAAAGATTTTATTGAAGGGAACAAGAATGCGGCTGAGAAAGATATTATAGAGCCTGCTGGATTATATATGAAACTTAAGCCTTCTAACTTCTCTGCTAATTATACTGAGAATTCTTTTATAGACGAAGGAGAGGTAAGTGAAGGAGGAAGCTACGCTAACTTATCCTATCCATGTTATATAGATAATCCTTTATTTGGAGATCCTGGAGAGTTAGAGTTTATGCCTTATGACGTGCCTGCTGGAAGTTTAATAAATATAAACTTTAAAGTTACTAGAGCTTCTAGAGGAAGTGATTGTGGAGAAAGAACATACACTTTTGATAAATCATTTACAGCCTCTCAAGATTATGAGAGTTTGTTTGCATTTATAATTGGAGATCATATTGACTTAACTTCTGGTAATTCAACCGGAGGTGACACTACTGTTAATGAAAACTATTTTAAAGATACCATAACAAGTCCTTATACTGGAGATATACCAGCTATACCAGGGACCAATCAGTATGAGTTTCAAGAAGACACTACTAATGGTAGATTATTCTTTGTAATGAAAAGTGGTACTCCAAATTGTGGCGGAGTAGACAGAAGAGTTTCAAGAGTTTTTTGTCATATTCAAGTTCAGAGAGCAGAATCTATAATGGTATTCGAAACTGAAGCTGCCGAAGCAAACGGAGAGACTTACTTCGAAGGAAGTGAATCATTCAATATTATTGACGGATATCATCAAGGTAACGTAACTAATCAATCTATATCTAGTCCATTTGCGACTGTAGATTTAAACTTTTTTGATTGCTTCACATTTGGTAATGGAGTTGAAAGTTACAAAATAGGAGACTCATTAACTGGAGCTCCATTCTATCTTGGAAGCAGAGTTACTGCTGTATCTCAAGAAGATTTTAAGGAGGCTCACAGATACGCCGGAATAACATATAGTGGAATATACAATGAAGAAACTAACGTTAATAAGTTAAATGAATTTAACTTAGCGCTAGCTAATTTTAAAGATTGTGAAAAATCATTTGGACCGATTAACATACTTCACGGAAGAAAAACAGATGTTTTAACTCTTCAAGAAGATAAGATATCATATGTGCTAGCAGGTAAGAATTTACTTTCTGATGCAGCTGGAGGAGGAGCTATTACATCTGTACCTGAAGTTCTTGGTACACAAATATCTAGAATTGAAGAGTTCGGTATAAGTAGCGATGCTGCTAGTTTTGCCGCATGGGGAGAGGATATATATTTTACTGATACTAAGAGGACATCTGTAATAAATTTAAAAGGAGGATCTACTCAGGCAGATGCGTTAGTTCCTATATCTAAACTAGGAATGAACGGTTGGTTTAGAAGTGAATTTAAAGATAAAGTAAACTATCAAAAATTAGGAGGTTATGATCCATACTTAAAAGAGTACGTGTTGTCTATAACTGATAACAAATTACCAACCCCTATAGATGTTTTAGAGTGTGGATTTACTATATCTCAGGACACTGCAAATAATGAATTATTATTTAATTTAGAATTTGGAAACGTAATTGGAGAGGCTTCTTTTGATTATAACTTTGAAAACGGATCAGCAAATGTTGAGGTATCTTATGACGGTATTGTAGTTATAAACGAAGTGGTATCTGGAGCTGGAACGTTAACATTTGATAAATCAAAAATAAACCCTACATTTGCAACAGTTACAATTACTCCAGATGAGGCTACTTATATTCTTATATCTAATTGTACTGTAGCAGATCCTATAACAGTTATTAGAGTGGTAATAAACTCTCCATCTAACGAAGGAGAAACTATTCACAATAACTATAACTGGACATTAGATGGATATACAAGTCCAACTAATATCGACTTTGTACTACTAGAAAGTGACGGATTGTCGTTGTACGATTCTAATACTAATCAACCTTCAGTAGGAGTTATTCCTGCTATAGGAAGTACGATAAAAGTTCAATCTGAGAAATACATTACAGATACATTTAATTTTGATCCTTTAGCTAATTCATTTAAGTATTTAGTTTCTAATACATTATATACTGATTTAGACATAGACATACTAAGACCGTTATTAACAGAAGCTACACCAATAGTTAATCCTGTTACAGGGAAGTACCAAGCTTCATTTGTTTATAATAACCCTAGTGGATATCAGTACTTATATTTAGTTTGGGATCTAACAAATGCTTATAGTGTAGATCTATGTTACGACGCTACAGATAGAGTTGCGGCATGCGAGTTGTGTGGAGATGTTCCTCATTACGCTATTGAGTTGTGTTACGACGCTACGGATAGCGCTTTAGCATGTGACTGTAATGTTTAAATAAATAAAAAAAAAATAAAAAAATATGGCGACTAGCGGAACATATTACATAGACACAGCGGATTTTTCAACAGCTACAGCTGTATGGACAGATACCGCACTAACAACAAAGGCTCCTGACGGATACTATTCTTTTGGAGGAAATTATAGACAACAGTTCGAAGGATTACTACTTCCTATTGAATCTTGCTCTACTCCTCCTGTTGATTGCTTTAACTACGAAATGGTAGCGATGAGCGATGGACCAGGATGTGAAGGATATGTTAATTATTCATACACTGATTGCAATGGAATATTACAGATCGGAGCTAGTTTTTCAACGAGTGTAACTGAGTACGTATGTGCTCAAAGTACCCCTACAATAACTTGCGGATCAGCTTCAATAACTAACTTAGGTGCTTGTTTAACGTAATATGGAATATACATTATCATTTAGCGAAGACTCAAAGGGATGGACATCGTTCTTTTCATTTATACCTGAGAAAATGATTGGTATGAATTCTTATTTCTATACGTTTAAGAATGGAAACCTATATAGACATAATTCTAATGAACTTAGAAATAACTTCTATGGCGTACAGTACAATTCAAAAATAACAGGTGTATTTAATATAGAATCTGGATCAGTTAAAAATTTCAAGACCATATCATTAAATAGCGACGACTCTTGGAAGTGTGAGGTTATAACAGACATGGCAACTGGATTTGTAGATAAGTCGTACTTTTCTTTAAAAGAAGGCGACTACTTCGCACATATAAGAAGATATGAGAATGATATTGATTTATCAATGAGATCGGCCCAAGGTATTGGAGGAACTACATTAGTTAACTCTTCGATTCCTTCCGCAACTGTAGTTACATTTCCTTTTAATATAGGAAGTATTATAAGTGTTGGAGATATAGCGTACAAGAACAACTCAGGATCATTACTAAAGCTAGGTACTATTACAGCGTTGTCAGCAAATTCAATTACCGTAAACACTACTGTAACAGGTGGAAATATCCCATTGGTATCAGATTATATATTATGTATAAAAAATAGCACAGCTGAGTCGTATGGGGCTACAGGATACTACATGCAGTTTGAATTAGAGAACGATAACACATCAAGAGTTGAGTTGTTTTCTGTAGGAAGCAGCATTTTTAAAAGTTACCCTTAAATTTATTATCTTTGTAAAAAAAATGTTTTCCTGTAGAATAGAGAATAAGCATGATTTTTACAACACACTATGTGAGTGGTGGACGGACTGGAAGTTTCCAATAATAAACATAGATATGCTACCAAATAATATATTTGTCGTAAGTAATGATGGAGTTGATTTATATGCGGTACCTGTTTATTTAAGTGATTCTGATGTATGTTGGATAGGGTTTATTACTGGAAACCGATACAGTACCAAAAACTTGCGTTCTGGGTCGTTAGGGTTTTTATTAAATTATACAGAACAATACTTAAAGGATTCTGGCAGAAAGTTTATAATGACTGTAAGCGGAACTCCTATATTAAAGAAAACATTTACTGATAATGGTTATTTATTGTCAGGAGAAAATATTAACGAATACGTAAAAAAAATATAGTTATGGGACAAGCAGCAGCAGGAGCTACAGGAGTAGCAAGCGCAGGAGGTGGTTTGGCAGGGGCGGCAAGTGCAGCGATGCCTTGGGTATCACTTGGTTTAGGAGCGGCGAATATAGCTACTGGGCTAGTTGAGGCTAGTAAGCAAAAAGAACTACAAAGAGCAGCTGATAGAGAGGCTGAAAAAGCAGCGGCAGAACAAGAACGATTATTAGGCCAGAACTTTTTCGAGGCTTTACAGGTTCCTATGCAAGCATACGATAGAGAGTTTAGAGAAACTACAGCTCAGCAACAACAAGCTATGTCTGCTCTTCAAGAAGGTGATCCTAGATTATTGCTTGGTGGAGTTGGTAAAGTTCAGGCTGTAGCGGCAGAACAGGAAGCTAAAACAAGAGAGGCGTTAGGTCAAGACTTATTTAATTTAGGTAAGTTACAAGCAAACGATGCTGGGCAAAATGCTGATCAATTAGCAGCGCTTGAAGGTCAAAGATTAGCTGGAGCACAACAAGCATCAGCAGCAGCAAGAGCCGCTGCACTACAGCAACAGCAAGGTACATTAGCTGCTGGAGGTAAATTACTAACCGGCCTTACCGGAATGATACCTGAGTATTCTAAAACAGATATAAATTCTAACAATACTGATATGTCTACCGTTTTGACACCTTCTGGAATTGTAAGTTCAGGACCTAACGTAGCATCTCAATTACAATCGGCTACATCTGGATCTTTAAATCCATTATATAAACAATATAGTTGGGGGTCATTAGCAAATCCAAGCATGGAATCTCAATTATTAGGAAGTACTAACAATGTTCTAGCTGGCTTTAGAATGCCTGGTTAATTAAAAATAAATAAATAAATAAATTATGCCGGAATTTTTAGGATACGTAAATCCAGCCAATGTAAAAGCTAACCCAACACTTGATTGGGGTTCTGTTATTACTGATGTTCAGGATACTATAATACAACAAGAACAGCAACGACAAGCCGCTAGAGATAAACAATCTAAGGAAAACGCAGATCTTAACAAGGAGTTAAACAAAATAAGTTTAAGTAGAAGTCAAGATGTTAACGGGTTTTTAACTAATAGCGTTTATAAGGCTAAGGAGATAAATAATGACGCTTACAAGTTATACACCTCTGGTAAAATAAATGCAAAGCAGTATAACATTATAAAGCAAAACATTAGCACTGGATTTAGTGAATTTGATGCCTTAGGTAAAAGCGTAGCTAAGATACAAGAGGAGTACGCTAAGTTATCTGAGGAAGGTAAAACTTCATTTTTAGCAGATTACAATATGGGTCAGCTAGGAAATTCTTTAGACTTGAAAAATAAGATTCCTTACGTTGATCCAGCAACAGGTTTAATGTACGTGGCTCCAATGGACGCTAACGGTAAGGCTGATATGTCAAAGTTAGACAGTCCTAGATGGATGCTATCTCAGGCCGATATGCCGTTAAAATTTGATTATCTAGCAGAGGCAGATAAGAGATCTAAGGATATAGGAAAGTATGAGTATATACTTAAAAATCCACCAGCTGGAGGTATATGGACAATTGACAATATTCAATCTAAGCCTGAGTTTAAAAAATTCTTAGATGAAACTGCCGCTTCTATAGCGTCAAATCCAACTAAACAGGCCAGTATACTAGGCGATAGAGCTGGCAGTTCTTATACCTTAACTTCAGATCCTAATGCTAAAGATAAGGACAGTATAGTTGTTAAAAAGGATTTGTCTACAGGTGTTAATATACCTGTTCTTACTGAAGAACAAGTGAAAGAGTCTGAAAATATAGTTAAAAATGCTATACTTGCTAAGATAAATCAAACCTTAAAACAGCAAGAGGGGACTTGGCATGGATTTGCTCCTAGTAGTGGCGGTGGAAAACCTAAAGACATGAGTAAGGTTCCATTTATTGGAGAACCGTCTTATATAAACACAAAAGATAGGACTATAGGTAAGGTTGTACCTGTGTCTGGTGTTACTATTAAAAGAGCTCCTGGAGTGGTAGAACAAGTTAATAGGGTTGGTATTAGTAACGGTAAGTTATTTGTTACGTATACTAAATATAACGGAACTAGCGGATATGAAGACTTTGATTCTGGAAATAGAACCAGTTATAAAAATAAAGAAACCGTAACTGTTTATGAAGATAAAGACAGGAATAATATTAACGAAAGACTTCGTTTTGTTGGTGGAGGGTTTGAAAATATTGAATCAGCTAAACAAACTTTAGGATTTACTCCTTCAAAAGGCAAAAGCACTGCATCAACAGAAAATCTTAGATCTAAATATAATTACTAAATTATGCCAGATAACAAAATATTATCGCAACAAGACAGAGCTAAACTAGACGGTATAGTTCAAAAAATGATCAGCAATAAAGAATCAGAAAGTAACATTAAGTTTGTTGTCGAAGACTTTAAAGATAAATACGGTTCAAGTGGTGAAGTAAAAAAAAAAGAATCATCTCAACCTACTTCTCAAGAAGAAGTGTGGGGATCAAATTCACAGCCAAAGGATGCGTATACTTCGTTGGTTATAGATCAACAGATACCTCAACAGGAATCGGTTATTTCAAATGGAGAGCAACCTAAAATGCGCACACTTGGCGTAGATATTACTGCCGAGGAGGCGTTAAAACAGGCGCCAAAAAAACAGCCTATAATAAACAAAGAAATTCAAGCAAAAATAAAAAATGCTAAATTCAAACCTAAAGAGTATAGAAATATAGGATCTAAGCTAGTAGATAAAATAGCTACCGGATCTTCTCAACTAGGTGTTGACATAGCGTCTGTACCTGAATTAATTTATGAAGTAGCAGCTGCTCCTCAAAATGCTATTGCTAGCATATTTGACATACCTTCTTTAAAGGCCGACTCAGAGTCTTTTAAAAAAAATATGAATATTCATAACTCAGTTAAAGACTATTATTCGTCTCAAGTTTCTGAATTAAGCGCTAAATCTAAAGAATTAGATCAACAATATTCTCAAGGAGTATACGATTCTTTTGTTAATGGAAATTATGGAGCTGGATTTGATCAATTAACATCTAGTTTTGCAGAGTCATTACCCACTACAGCTGCTATAATGGTTGGTGGAGCTTACGCTAAAGCTCCTCAAATACTTGCTACATCTACAATGATATTTGGAGCAAATAAAAATGAACAGTTAAAAAAAGATCATCCTGAGTTATCTACAAATGCTAGGGTAGCCAATTCATTAGCAACTGGTTTTGCACAGGCAGCGACTGAAACTTTAGGATCTGCAAGTATTGGTTCTGCAGCAAAAGCATTAGTTGCTAGAGAAGGAAAGCCTAAAGCTTTATCAATACTAAAAGACGGGTTACAGAAATATTATAAATCTGCATTAGAAAAAAATCCGCTTACTGCATCTACATTAGGTGAGGGTATAGAAGAATGGAGTAGCCTTGTGGCTGAAAATTCAATTGATGTTGCTACTGGAGTAAAACCGATTGATTATAACGTGTTTGAAGGCGGATCTGACGCTTTTTTAGGAGGTACTTTTGGAGGTGCGGTTTTTGGAACTGGTTTGACAGGTATAAAAAATACTATAAACTATCAGGATCAAAAAAAAATAAAAGAAAATATAAAAAACATATTTGACCTTCAATCACAGTTAGAAAATCAAAATATATCTCCAGAAATAAAACAAGAGATAAATTCTAAAATAGAGAAGTTAGTACTTGAAAATGAAAAGTACGTACAGGAAGATATTTCTAAAATAGATTCTCTTAGCTCAGAGGTAAAAGATAAACTTATATCTGCTACCAATACTATAGACTCTTTAAAGTCTAAAGCTAAAGAAATAAATGAATCTGAAGATATAACTGATGAAACTAAGTCTATACTATTGTCTGATTTAAAAAATCAAGCTATAGAGAATGTTCAATTAAAAAACTCTATATTAGACGGAACTTATGTTGAAAATAGAGTCACTACAGAACAAAAGCAAAAAATAGAAGAAGTTACTCCTGTTGAAGCTACAGAGGTAGAAACTACTGTTGAAGAAACAGTATCGCCTACTACTGAAGTTACACCACAGGCGTACGTTGAAGAACTTACTAAAACAAAAGAGTCTGATCCTGAAGCATATTGGTCTGTAAGTGAGGTATCTCTTGAGGATGCTGCTAAAGGAACTATTATAGACACTGAAGATGGATCTGCACTGGTTAAACCTGATGGTGATATAGCTGGATTGTTTAAGAAATTAACGTCTAAAACTAAAGGAGTCGCTCAGGACTTACTAAGTAAAGCCGTGGATGCGGGTGGTATTAAGTTGGATAATTTTGACGGATACCTTACTAAACAATACGAGAAGGCCGGTTTTAAAATTGTTTCTAGGGTTCCTTTTAACGAGGAGTATGCTGGTGATTTACAGGGATGGAATAAAGAAAAACATGGGACGCCTGATGTAGTTGCTATGGTTTACGATCCTAATAATGAGTTGGATATTGAAGAAAAAACATTTGATGATTATGACGAAGCTATGGCTTACAGAGATTCATTTGTTGACCAGGCAAAACAAAACGTTAAAGACTCTGAAGATTTAACTAAATTTTTTGATGAGAGTGAAGATGTTGCTATATCAAAAGACATGCCTACACTGGTTTCAAAAGCAAAAATAGCGTTATCTAAAATACTTCCTAAAGTAGACGTGGTACTTTATGACAACGAAGATTTATATGCCGAGTCTGTAGGTGAGATTGATAACGAAGTTAAAAGTAACGGTGCGTTTATAGGGAATAAAATACATATAAACCCTAGTAAAGCTAACGGTAGAACCGTGGCTCATGAGGTGTTCCATGCTATACTTTTAAACGCAGTAAAGACTGATATTAACGCCGCTAAGGTAACGTTAAATATGATCAACTCCGTAATGAAGTCTGTGTCTCCTGAATTAAAAGTTAAGTTACAGGAGTTTGTAGAGAATGGATATGACGACCAAAAAGAACTTTGGAATGAAGAAAAGTTAGCTGAACTTGTAGGATACTTAGCCGACAATTACGAGTCGTTATCTAAACCAAACAAAAACTTGATTAAGCAGTGGTTAGATGAGATAGCTAAATTATTTGGACTAAAACAATTTACTGATAATGAAGTTGTTGATCTATTAAACGCAATTTCTGGTAAGGTTTCTACTGGGGAGGTTATTACTGAAACTGATGTGAAAGCTTTAAAATATGGCGCTTCTACTTATATATCAGAACCTACAGAAATTAGACAGTCTAAATCCGGATCTCCTGTAAAAGTAGGAGAACATAAGCTTTCATTTGTAAAACAATCTGATATCATAGACATAGATAAGTTAATAAATGAAATATCAGATAAAGGACAAAAAGTCTGGTTCTGGATGGCAGACCAACTTGGTAGAGGTAATTATTACGATGCTGTAATAGATGGAGAACATTATTTAGATGCTGGACCTTCGTTTGCATTAGATCCTGCAAACAGAGATAATAATGCATTATGGGCTAGCGGTTTGTCGGAAAAAACACTTCAGTCTCAAATAAATAATTCTGACTACATATTTTTTATAAGCGGATCTCCGGAGAAAGCAAAGCTATTTAATAAAAGGGTTTTAGATTTAACTGCTTCTAGAATAAATAGCACTTCTAGTTTTGATGAATTTAAAAAATCTATAAACAACTTTAGTAAAGAGACTAATGAATTAAAGGTAATAAAAGATGCGTTAAATAGCGTAAGTTCTTTTGACGAATTATCTAGTAGTTCTAAAAGAAAACCTTTTTTAATTGCTATAAATAAAGTCGGAAGCTCTAAGACAATGCCTAAAGGTTCTTTAAAAGAATTATTAAATTCATATAATGCTTTTGTGGATTACAATGAATTGAGAGATGGATTTTATAAAGATAATAATTTCTCTCAAAATGATATTATATTGGTTGGAAAGCCTACAGGACTAGGAGGTAAAGCTATTCACTCTACTTACGAAACCTCTATTTTAGGAGAAGTAATAGGGGTGCCTGATAAAAAAATAAATTCATGGGATATAATGCCTGATGAATTAAAAGCTAAATATAAAGACTTAGTAGAGGGTAGAGAAGATAAAACTAAATCTCAGCAAACAAAAATAATTGCAGCTGAAACAGGTGTTATCAGAGAGATAGCAAAAAGAAAACAAACTCAATCTCCATTACTAAGCGCTATAAAAAAAGCTAAGGACGCTGGTAAAACTGATAAGGCTATTTCAACTTACCTGCAATCTAAAGGGTTTACCGTAAAACAAATTACAGATGCGTTATTAAAATACAGTAAAGATAAGGCTGTTCAAGGTCAAAAGGCAGAAGGTGTTTTTACTAGAGAAGGCAGAAACAATGTTATTACATTTTTAGACTCAGTAAAAAGAAGGTTTACTTCGGCTAGAGCGTTCTTGCCTAAGTCTGTTTTTATAGCTAAAGAAGGAATTGAGTCTGGTATAAAAACTCAATCTAAACAAGCGGCTTACTTAGTAAAAGACTTTGACAATGCATTAAAGAATTATAAAGGAGATAAGGATAAATTAATCTCTGACTTCGATAAGTTTATCAGAGGAGAAGAAGTTGAATTGCCGGATGAGTTTATTTTTATAGGTTCTGACATGAGGAACCATATTGATAACTTATCAGAAATGCTTATAAAGTCTGGAGCTGTTGATGAATATCAGGCTGATAACATAACAAAAAATATCGGATCGTATTTGACTCGTTCATACGAAGTATTCGATAAAAAGGATTGGGCTGAACAGGTAGACAAGGAAGTTATTCAAGCAGCAAGAAACTTCTTGAAAAAGCAGTTACTATCTGAAGCTATTAAGGAGGCTGATAAAAGTGGATTAGACGTTGATTCTGTCTTAGAGAATAAAGTAGATTTAGCTATAAACGACCTTATAGATAGAGAAGGTGCCGAGTCTTTTATTTCTGCTGGTAAGACTGGTTCTAAAGATGTGTCTATACTTAAACAAAAAACAGATATTCCGTTAGAAATTAGGGCGTTAATGGGGGAATATACAGATCCTGCTCAGAACTATTCAAGAACTATTTTTAAAATAGCTTCCTTAATAAGTAACGCTAAGTTTTTAAATACTGTCAAAGAAAACGGTACCGGAGTGTTTTTATTTGAAAAGTACGATATCAATAGACCTAAAGAATTTGACACTCAAATAGCTGCTGAGGGTAGTGAAACAATGAACCCATTAAATGGAATGTACACCACTAAAGAAATAGCAGCTTCTTTAAAAGAGTCTGCCGGTCTGTTAAACAGTATAGACGTAGCACTTCCTTTTGAGATATCAAAACCCGTGAAGAACGTTTATGAATACTACATGAAGGCCCTTGGATCTGTAAAATGGTTAAAGACTATAGCGTCTATAGGTACTCACTTTAAAAACTTAACAGGTAACATAACCTTTATGTTAGCTAACGGATATTTTAAACCAGATGAGTATAGAAAGTCTGCTAAGGTAATCTATAATGACTTTTTAAATAAGTCAGACAAAGAGCTTAGAGAAAAAATGAAGGAGTACACTGAGGCTGGAATAGTAGATCAGAGTGCTGTTCTTGGTGAGTTAAGGGATATGTTTAAGGATCCTGACTTTGACAAAACTTTTGATAGAAGGATGGTTGATAAAAACCTTAACAAAGGACAAAAGTTATTGAACACTATTAAGCGTTACGGTAAAAAAGGAATGTCGTTAGCTGAAAATGCTTATCAAGCCGAGGATGATTACTTTAAAATCGTTGCATACGAAACAGAAAAAAATAGATACGCAAAGGCTATTTACAAGAAAGATTTTTCAGAGTTAGATGCTAACCAACAAAAAGAAATAGTTAACAAGGTTTCTGAGATAGTAAAGAATAACCTTCCAAATTACGGAAGGGTTCCTGGAGCCGTTAAGTTAATTAAAGCCTTCCCTGTTGTTGGCACGTTTGTTTCGTTTCAATCTGAGGCCTTAAGAACAGCGTACAACATTGTTAACCTAGCTAAAGACGAGATAAAGTCAAGTAATCCAGAAATAAGAAAGATTGGGGCTCAAAGACTAGCAGGTATAATAGCCTCTCAGGCTGTTAAGTACGGGGTAATGTACTTGATTGGCGGTGCTGTTGCTGGAGATGACGAGGATAAAGAAAAAGAGAACGCTAAGAGATATGTAGCCCCATGGTCTAAAAATTCTAACATAATAGTTAAAAATCAAGGTGATGGCAAGTTTAGCTATATAGATATCAGCGCATCTGATCCGTTTGGAGGGATTGTTAAACCCCTTAATGCTATGATGTCTGGAGATAATTTACTAGACGGATTTGTAGATGGGTTAAAGGAACTTATGGCTCCTTTTACTAACCCTGACATCCTTAAGTCTATGTTCACTGAAATATCTGAAAATAAGGATGCTTATGGAAATGAGCTGTATAACGAGAATGATAGTTTTGAAAAGAAGTCGGAAGCTATTCTTTCTAGGGTTTATAAAACATTTGAACCAGGATCCGTAACGTCAGCTAGAAAAATTTCGGAATCGGACGACATGCTTAATGAGATGGCTGGACAGTTTACAGGTTATAAAGCTATAGATGTTGATCTTAAAAAACAGTTTTCATTTAAGATATACGACATGAAGGAGAATGAACTTTCAGCTAGAAAAATTTACACTAAAGCTGCACGTCAATTTTCAGACAAAAAAATAACTAAAGAAGAATTGGATAAGGCTTATAGGCAATCTAATTCAGAAACATTGAAGTTATACCAAGATCTTAAAAAAGATTACGACGCCGCTACGTACTTTGGAACATTACCTAAGGATCTTAGATCAGAAATGAGAAGATCTAAGGTAGGTAAAAATGTAATTCGAAATATAGCCACAGGTAATTTTAAGGATATAAAAATAAAACAAATTCCTTTAAGTGACGAAGAGCTTAAGATTAAAAATCCAGAGGCTTATAGAATGAGAATGAAATTAAGAAAAGCCTCTAATTAGAGGCTTTATCTTTTATGAACTGTCCTTCAATCATAACTCCTGATCGCTTACTAATTACATCATATGCAGATTGTAAGCACTCAAGCAAATCTAAATTTTGCATTTTTGCCTGAATGATGAGTGTGACTAGAATATCACCTAGAGCATCTACTATCTCTGCTCTATCCTCTTTGTCTATAGCGTCTAGCAATTCGTTGGACTCTTCTATTGTCTTAAGTGCTTGAGCGGTTGGATTTCCTTTAGAGAATATTCCTTTTTCTTCGGCCCATTCTTCTACGTTTGTTTCTAGTAATCTATACATTTGTTTCATGTTCTTTTTAAGTGACTGGCTGTCCAGTTCTTTTTTTTAATTATTTTTTTTAACGATTCCTTATCGTTAGTTGCTAGTATCATAAGATATAGCGCATCCCTTGTACTTGTGGCATAATGCACAGTAAACGTGTTTAGATCTAGTAAGACTACCCTGTCATCAAAGTAGTCTACTAGAAATCTTTTTCTAAGCTTTTTATTTAACTTATGTTTCATTTTAAAAATATTTCTGGGTTCTTATAATACCATTTAAAGTTCTTGTATGTTTTTAATTTTCCTCTCATACAACTACTTACATTTCCTATGTTATATTTAAGTTCTCTCTTTATATCCATCAAACAATTCCATTCCTTTATCACGTTATCTTCCCTGTCGCACTGTAATACCTTGATACTTTTAGGATTATTTTCTGAGAAGAATCCTCTCCTATTGCTAACCCTTCCTTTTCTTCCTCGGCTTTTATAAACTTCCTCGCTATATACCCTTCCTTTATTAGCTCTTGATATTTTATCTTTAGTCTCTTGAGTGTGGGTTTTTCCAAGCCAATGTTTATTTCCTTTAGCAGCTTCAGACATTTTTATCAATGTTTTCGCAGATACCTTACCACTTTTGTCGTTAGTTTTTGTTAATCTACAATTCAATCCTTTATTTAAACATTGAAAAAACTCTTGATAATACCTTTCATAATTATTTAGTTCTGATTCTAAACATTCTTTTATTACTTCGAATTTATGTTTGTCAACTCCGTACTTTATAAACGATCTATGAAGTTTTATTTGCCCTGTATTTTTTACATACATTCTCAAGTAACTATCGAATCTTTTTTCTATATTAACACTCTGTCCGATATATACTTTATCGGACGGAGATGTTATTTTATATATACCTATCATAAAAACAATCCAAGTATTAAAGCTATGTTAAATACGTGTACTATTCGTGCGATCTGCCCGTGAGTTTTAGAGTGTAAGAATCCTTCTATAGCCTTAGGGGCATGCTGGTAACCGTTACGAGAATGCCAACCATCTGCGCTACTTGGACTCCTCATACTCTCAACAGTTACTCCAATAAAGTCCTTAGACGTCTTATGATGCACGTGATGAGTATAAATGTATCTATGCTTAGTACTGCTCCATTCTGGACTTTCCTGAGCCATAAGTAGCGGTAAGTCTTGAGTCTTAGCTCCGTCACCATGACTTGTTCCAATTAAGTTGTCGTAGTACCTGAAGTACTTTCTATGCTTAATATCACAGTCGAACGTAATGTTTTTGCAGTCCTTGAAGTACGTCTCAATAACGTTAGCCAAAAAGAATCCGTGAGTAAAGTCGTGGTTAGAAGGATTGAAAACAAAGTGAACATCAGCTACTTGAATTAATCTAGTAAGAACATCTATGTATAGTTCCTTAGCGATTAAGAAGTTACTGTACCACATTCCATCTGTGTCCTGAGGCGTTCCTGATGTTGTTGTTCTTTTTGGCGTATCAATGTGAAGTATGTCGTTACCTCCGATAAATAATACCTTATCGATATTAAATCCTTTAGTCTTCTCTATAATTCCATCGACTCCCTCTTTAACTCTTCTAACCGCAATTTGATTATTATAATCCTCTCCAGTCTCAAAGCTCATGGATAACTTACCAATATGGCAGTCAGCTGGATCAACAACTAATAAATAAGTTTCATTATCTACTGGACGCTGTCTTACTATAGTGGAAGGCTTGTTAGGAAGTTCCGATAGATCCTTAAGCAGATCATCGAAGAACTTATTGATGTCATCATTCTTTAGAATGTTACTAGCAATGTTATAGTAAGGCGTTCCCGTATGGGTAACTAGCTTATACGTTCTAGCCTGCTCAAATGGTATACCATAGTACACGCAGTACTCCTCTATATTCATTATAGTTCCGTCAGACTTCATCGCTGATAGTTGTACTTCATTCTTGTACTGATTAGTATCGGACCTGTTTACCACGTCATGAAACGTACGTCTTACTCCGTCTGTAAACTCTATTCCGAATGATGCACATGCCCTCTTTACTGCTTTAGTAACTGATAGTCCTCCGGTAACTAGATCGTTAACCATAACTATCATTTCATTAGGATACTTGTTCTTTGCCATATCTTTGTTTTAAAATGTTTTTATAAACTTTATTTACTCTCTCAGAGTTGTGGCCCATCTTGTAGTAATAGCTCATCACCCTGTATATTCTTTGTAGTGGACTTTGTTTCATAGTAGTAATCACATGTTTTAGTTTTTTTATCGTAAGGCTCGTCAATAAAATATGACTGCATAATAGAGTGCGGTTCTGTTATATATCTATAACAATTACTGTATAGATCACAGCATTTTGGTTTACACATAGTTATATCACTCATAAATTAAACGCTTTTAATGTATGTTCAAATGGATTCCCTTCAATATTTTTTACGATATCTAACATGTTCTGAGCTAATTCTCTAACCTCAACTTGAGCATGCTCTGAGTTTCTTAGTCCTTGAAAGTGAGCAAAGCTTCTCCAATTAAATGAAATATCTAAGGTAATTTGAGAATTCATTGTCTTAAAGAAACGCGCTGACTCTTTAGCTCTTTTTCTACCAAGCACCGGGGTCAATTCATTTAATGATTGATGATATAAGTAATTTGCCTCATTAGTGAATTTTTGTAATGCTTCAGCCCATGTAACTACGTTATCACTCATCTCAGCGCCAAACCAATCTTCAGGAATATACGTCTTATCCTCTTTTAATTCTTTATACCTAGCACTTTCTCCGTTAATTTGAACTCCGATACGGTGCTTCAATAAATGAATATGAGTAGCTTGATCAACATTAACTAAAAAGTGAAGTTGACTTTTTTCAAATGGCGTATGGTGACCTTCTGAAGCAAGCATAAATAATAATTTAGGAACTCTTCCTATCTTATCTTCAGTCAATTCCCTTGATGTAGATGTCCAAGCAGACTGTGCGTGGACCTGATCTGATCCGTAGTAACCTAATAACTCGACACTATTTTTCATTTCTTAGTCTTTCAAGATAAAGTATTCCATCCATAAGCTCTTGTTGTAAGTGCTCAGCCCATCCGTCGAAGTTAATGTCTTTTCTATCTAGAGTGGTTCCATATTTTTTAATACCCACATCAGACCTATCTTTAAACTTTTTAATTACTGACTCAACGACAGAGTCTGTCTTTACAGTTTCAAATATTACAGGAATGTTCTGTATATAAGCCTCTGGGTTGTTTTTTACTCTCTTAAAGTGATCTTTAAAATCATCTGACTTATCCATCTGATGTGTTGGATCAAACAAAGAAGGTAGTATATTTTTACCTGTGGCTTCATACGTCCATCCAGATTTATACGCTAGCGTACCATCATTCATTATGTAGTCCTTAATACATCTGTACTGTTGTCCCTTTTTAATTGATTTCATTTTCAATATATTTTAAAATTTTTCTTAATTCGTTTATAGCGTCTAGTACCTCTTGTTTTTCTGAATCACACATTCCCTCATAAATTGCATCGGTCTGATCATTTATGTCTTTGATAATCTGTTGAATATTTTCCATAATAGTTTTTTGTTTGTAAAGTTAAAGCATATAGCAATCAACATGTAAATAAGTTTTTAACAAAATCAATATGTTTCTAACAATGTTTCTATCAATTTATACGTTAACTCTAGTTTGTCGTCAGGAACTTTATTCACCAAGTCAAATAACTTCTTTGCTTTATCGTTTATTTCGTATCTTCCGTATGTTAATTCTAAGTATCTTTCTTTTTCTACAGTAGTAATATCTAGAGCTAACAATATCTTGCTATACATCGCATACATTCTTTTGTATGGGCGTATATTATAATCAAACATTCTTAATGAGTTAATTATAGTTCCATGATTCTTTCCAATAGTATCTGCTATTTGCTGATATGTAAAGTAATAGTATTCATAAAGTATCTTTGAATACATACATCTGGCATCTATCTGTTTTTGCTCTCTGCAATTTCTATTGACGTCTACGTCCATCTCATACTTAATATATTCCTTTACTTTATCTGAGATATCTTTTAGTTCTTTTTCATCTCTTTTAAATTTCTTTGTCATGGGTATATCTTTCCTTTAGTGTCGTGTAGGCAGAACGCCTCAAAACCTTGTTTAATTAATTCATCTATTCTAAACCTCTGTAGTGGCTTCAGTGTGTCTCCACCCTCCTTGCACTCTATAAAAATAGTTTTTCCGTCTTTGAAACAGAACAGGTCTGGATAACCGCTAACGCTTAGCTTTATCGTGTTTATCACTATCCAACCCTCGTTCTCGTACTTCTTCTTTACTTTCGCTTGATGCTTGCTTGCCATATCCTTTACATTTATTACAGTATAATGTGTCAGTGAATCCTAGATTAATTATAGCTCTACAGTTGTTGCACAGAGTGACTCCGTCGCAGTTATTAAAATTGTGTAGTGGCCTCATAACTTTTCTATTTCTTGTTTAACTTCTTCCCAAAATTTAACGTTTTCAGTTACATATTCTTTTGAATTGTCTGCATATTTTATAATTTCCCACAATATCTCATCAACTGCTATTAATGCACATTGTTTTGCTTTTTCTTTTTTTTCGTAGTCTCTAATTGATAACAATTGACAATACAATTCTACTAACTCTTTTGCTTTTTCTTTTGGTGTCATAATTTTTCAATTTCTTGTTTAACTTTTTTTAAATATTCAAAATCAACATTTTTAATAAAAAAATTTTTAGAATCTACACGATATATATCTAATGTTTTTTTAGGTATATATTTCAATAATTTATTTATAGAAACTAATGCTATTTTAATTGGTAAATCTTTATTATAACCATATTCTAATTCTTTAAATAATAATTCTTCATATATTTTTATTAATTCTATTGCTTTTTCTTTTGGCGTCATCACCTTTACGCAGGAGCAGGCCGGATTTAGTTCTGAAATCGAGGAGGAGATACTTTATGTATTGATGAGTCCGCTCACATACAGCATGTGTAGTCGATTAAAAAAGGATCT